AAAGTGGGTGTGAGTGAGTAGCAGTGTGGCTGGCAGATAAGGACCTGGCAGAAAACATACCCCCGGGTCTTGGGGGGCCACCCTATGGGTTTTATAGTTATATCCCCTCTAGGGACTCCCCCCCCCTGAAATTCACTATGTAGGGAAAACTGACAGTATGGCAAAGAGGATGATGGAAACTGAAGAGGCTGAGGATATTGATGAAGGTGAGGAAGAAGAGACGGGGGAGAGCCTTGCTGTAGTGGAGGGGGAGGTAAGGGAAGAAGTTGCGTTGAGTGTGAAGGGGGATGCTGCGGTTGTAGAGGATTACAAGGTAAACCGGGCTGAGAAGTTTGCTGGTAGTCAGGCGAAGCTTATGGTGGCGGCTGACTACATATTGAGGAAGATGACGAAGGCGAAGTTAGGGAGGCTGAAGCCGAATGATAGCATTAAGAGGCTGAGGGACATATACGGAATGATTGCGCAATTGCATGAGAGGGAGAGGTTGGAGAGGGGGGAGAGTACGGAGAATGTGGCGGTAGTGGTGAAGGCTATCAAGGAGATCAAGGCTAAGAGGGCGGGGATGAGGGGAGATGGGGAGTAGCATAAAGTACAAGGAGGAGATGGTAGAGAAGCAGTTGATTCAGGACTACCCGTTGTTTTTCTTGGAGATGAACGAGATGCAGGACAAGTTTATACGGGTAGTGAACGACATAAAGATGACTCCTAAGCGTAGGTTATTGGAAAGTGGGAATAAGTGTTTGACGTATGGATCATTGGTTGAGACTAGGGAAGGGGAGGTGAGCGTAGGGGAACTATACGAGCGAGGGGAGCCGTTTGAGGTTTACGCATGGGATGGGAAGGATAGGGTAGTTGTTAGGGCGTGTGCTCCTTTTCTGAAAGAGGGGTGTCCTCCTTGCTTGCGGATAACGATGGATGATGGTCGATGGGTTGAAACTTCAGAGGCTCACCGGGTATTGACATCAAAAGGCTGGATTTCCAGTAAGGCCATGCGCGAAGCATATTTGCGAAGCCTTCAGGAGTCCAGTGTGGAAGTCGGCCTTTCAGTTCTTCCTTCAGGTGTTGTGCATTGGTCTGGAATACTACCAGATTGTCAAGAGCGTTGTTTTCGCGATTACCGTCAATGTGGTGAACTACCTCGGATGGAAGGAGATAACGGCCAAGGTGTTTCTCCATTATCATGCGATGCTCTGCAACGTAAGGGACCCGCTTTCTTGCGTAAGGATGGCCGGGACAGTAGACATGCCAATAGCCTTTTATCTTGGATCTTCCACCTTTCCACTTTTTCACGTGTTCTGGACCGTTACGCGGGCCGGTTCTCTGAGTTTTTAAGCCGAGCTTTTTACACAGCTTTTCCACAGTCCCTTGATGAACTCCTAATGCTTCAGCAACTTTCCATTGCTGGAGATTTTCAACCTCAATCATACGCCGACATTTATCAATGTCTTCCTGGGTCAGATAGTGTCTCTTTTTCATGTTCTACCTCCTATGGTAACAGGATTGTATCAGTCAAACCTATTCCATGTCAACGAGTTTATGATTTTACCGTACCAATTTATCACAACTATTTTGCGGGTGGGTTGATTCATCATAACACGGGAAAAACGCATATAGGGATAGCGGAGGACCTGGGGCATATTTTTGGGAAGAGGTACTGGCTGGGGGATGAAGACACGGCATACAAGGTTGATGTAAGGGTTCCTAACAGGGGGCTGGTGGGATGTGAGACGTTGAGCCAAAGTGTTATGCAGAAGATATGGCCTACGATCAAGTATTTCATCCCCAAGAGTTGCCGGTACACGGTCAAGAAGAACCCCCAGGGGCATGTGGGGCAGATCACGTTTCACACGGATGGGGAGGGGGTAGAGTGTGGGAGTGAGCTTTTTATAAGGAGTTACGACCAGGAGCCAGACACGTTTGAGGGGATTGACTATGACTGGATACACTGGGACGAACCGCCTCCGAAGAAGGTATTACAGGCGGCTGAGAGGGGGAAGATAGTCAGTAATGCGCCCTCGTGGTTCACCATGACCCCGCTGAAAGAGGCGTACATATACGATGAGTACAGCAACAAGGCCTTCAACAACGGTGGGGAAGACCAAGAGATAGCGGTTATCAGGGGGGAGATTTGGGACAACTGTGTTGACTGGTGCTCTAAGTGCAAGGAATACGTGCATGGGAACAGCGTGGCATTCAGGAAGTACCCTAAATGTCCCAGGTGCGGGAAGATCATGGGATGGATACCTGTTCAGGGGATAAGGGAGTACCTGAAGACGCTTGACCCTGAGGAGATGGAGGCCCGGGAGAAGGGGTTATGGAGGCACCTAAGCGGGCTGGTTTACAAGGGATTGGAGAGGGAAACGCATGTGTACGAGGACTTCCCGATTCCAAGGAACTGGATGAGGATTGAGGGATGCGACCCGCACGATGCCAGGGCGACTTGTTACCTGTTCGGTGCGGTCAGTCCTGAAGAGATAGAGATTTTCGGGAAAACGAAGCACAGGATCTACTTTTACGACTACATGCTCTCCAAAGGGGAGGACATGGACACCTTTGTTCGGAAGGTGCGGATGAAGAGGGAGGAGCATGGGTACTCGAAGCCGAAATGGATCATCCTAGATGCCAAGTATGGGGCTAGGACGGAAATGGAGTCTAGGTCGTGGGAGGATGAACTGAGGCTTAGGGGGCTGGGGTACATCAAGTTAAGCCAGAGCAAGCCGGGGGATGTTGAGCTGGGGCATAAGATCGTCAGGGAATACCTAAAGACGAGCTACAGCATGCTTACCGGGAAGGCTAAAGCCGGGATAATGTTTGCCAAGGCCGGTTGCGGGGGGCACGGCGGGCCAATACATCACATGTTCAACTATCAGTACAAGGACGGCGTAGACAAGCCGGACGACGAGTACAAGGATTTTCCAGACATTGCAAGGTACATCTGCATGGAGCAGCCGGTTTACATTGACCCGGAGAACCAACGGGGGACCGTAGAATATCTGGAAGAACGGCGCAAGGCGGCGTATGCGACCAGGAGAAGATAAATAAATGCCTACCAGACCATCGGAACAAGATTTACAGGTTCTAAAGTGGCTTTTGGAGCGATTGAGGGACTCAGAAGAGTATTGCGAACCATATTTTGACAGGGCCAAACGCCACTACAAGCTCTACAGATTCGGGAGCGCGGTGGACAGTGATGATTGGCCTTATGTCAACAGGACGAGAAGCCGGGATATCCTTGCATTCTGTGAGGATTCAACGGCTATTATCATTCAGACCTTGTTCGCCACCATGCCTTTCTTTTCCGTTATTCCACGTGAAACACGCTTACTCATGATGAACTATGAGCAGATTGACCCAATGGCTATAGCGGATCAGGTGGCAAGGTGCCTGGACTACCAGATTAGCCATGAAGACACGGAATTCTTTGAGGAGATCGTGGATTTCTTCAAGGGCGGTATGATTCTAGGGACTTCCTATCTAGGCGTTTACCCGAAGTTTGACCCACAAGGGCTTTATCTAAGGCCGCTTTTGAAGACTACGGACTTTTGGGACATCCTACCTATAGCCGGCGCGCGGCGGATCACAAAGGCCCGGGGGGTATTTGTCAGAGAGTTTCAGTCGATGGAGGAACTGAAACGACTTCAGGAGCAGGGCGTTTACAGGAATGTCGAACAGATCAAGGCCCCTGCCAGTACGTCTAACGACCCTCAAAACAACTGGCATAAAACCCTACTTCAGGAAGTAGGCATGACCACCTACATGAACACTGAAGGGGATGTAGAGGTCATTCACTACTTCTCGGGGGGGCATGTGATCACGTTTGCCGACCGCAAGGTGATCCTTCGGAACAGCAACGAGATCATCCAACAAAGCCCTATGCCACAGACGCAAGTGGAGGGCATGGCCTCTCAGTATGACGAAAGGGTAATCAAGCCGTATCCATACGACATGCCGATCGTGCAGTACAAATATATGCCTGTTCCATTGGAGTTCTTCGGCATGGGTATCCCTGAAGTCTTGGAGATCTTACAGGAAGACAAGAACCTGATAAGGAGCGCAAGGCGTGACAACATAGACCTTGTGATCAACAAGGTATTGAAGGCCAGAAGTGGGGCGGACCTGAATTTTGACATCCTAAAATACTATCCTGGGGCTATCTGGACAATGGAGAACCTTCAGGACATCGAACCGCTTGAAATGCAGGATGTCACTCAGTCATCCTACCAGGAAGAGACGATGCGGCAACAGGACATGGAGAATGCCCTGAGCCTCTTCGGGTACGCGCGGGGTATGACCCCACAGCATCAGGAACAGCCTACAACGGTTATGAAACTCCAACAGGCGAGCTTGAACAGGCTTGACCTTGCCGTTAAGCTAGCTGAGTTCACAACCCTACAGAACATTGCCACAAGGATCATCCTGCTTACCCGAAGGTACATGGATCAATCGACCTATGAGGCGATCATAGGGGACCGGGATGCAGGCTTTTACCGGCTGAATGAAGAAGACATAAGACGTTTTTATCACTTCAAGCCGGTCGGTTCTACGATCACCCATATCAAGGAAATCCGTCAACAGCAGATCCAGACGGCTATCCAAATGCTTATCGGGATACCCCCGCAGATTGCGGCAACCAACATAACGCCTTTTACGATTGATTGGTACGAGACGGCCAAGACCGCTTTGGATGCCATAGACATCAAGAACCAGGACCGTATTCTTGTGAAGCTCCAACCTCCTCAACAGCCTATGAACCCTATGGGGATGCAGCAGGGCTTAGGCGATCCTAACGAGATGCAGGCATTGGCAAACGTGATGTACGGAGACGGTGGGGCACTGGCTGACATCATTAAGCAGTCTGCGGCTCCAAAACCGGAACCGAAAGGAGCAACCAAAAGTGCCTAGGGGATATGAAAAAATGCGAGATGCCTTTATGAAGAAAGGCTTATCCAAAAAGGGAGCGCAGAAGAAAGCCGCTAAGATTTGGAACTCTAAGCATAAGGGTAAACAGACGGTGGGAAGGGGCAGGGCATGAGCATATCCAGCGCGGAAATCAAACGGCAGATCCTCATAAGCGCGAAGGATTCACCTATCAAGCGGAAGATGTCTGCAAACCCTCAAGGCGTGAAGGATGGTGAATACATCGAAATGGGGAACGACCTGGAAGCCATAACCAAGATGCGCGGTTGGGCGTTGATCGAAACCTACATGCTCAGGCAAATGAACCTTGTCGGCCTCGTGTTGAGCAAGGAAGCCGACCCGGACCAAAAGGGAGCCGCAAAGGGATTCATAGAGTTGATGCAGTGGATTCACATAATCATAAGTAAGAGGGATGAACTTTTGGAACAGGAGAGAATGAAATATGAAACCAAAAATGTACAGAAAAACGAAGCCTAGCAACGGTTCCGACATGGCAAGGTTCAAGAACAATGATGCAGGCGGACCTGTGCAGCTTGTGACTAACCCGCCTAGCGCGGCGGGCCAGACTGACGGGCCTTGCATTGTGACCAAGGGGCCTACAGACGGTTCAAAGCCTTCAATCCCCATAAGGTCATGACATGAAGTGTGATCTTTGCGGGATAGAAGTCAAGAATCTGGGCGCTCATAAGTATCAAAAGCATAGAGATGCCGTGCCTGAAGTAGTCGATCAGACACCGGCCATAGAAGTTGACAACCATATACCGGATAAACAGCTAAGTTTTATCGTTTCCGAGTTGAAGAACATACTTAGGCAGTACAGCTATAGCCTAACGGTGAAAACCGTTGAACAGAACGGAACAAACTCGGAAGTAGAGATCGTAGCGAGAATCCAACCAAGGAGATAACAACATGGGAGATGATATCCAAAAAGCTCTATCCAACCTGGACCTGGGCGCGGTCGTTAATGACATTCAGGCACAACAGGCGGACAAAGAGCCGGTAAAGGAACCGACACAACAGCAGACTACGCAGGATTTGGATCTAGGCCAGTTCAAAAATCCAAAAGACCTGCTCAAGTCCTACAAGGAAATACAGGGAGCGTTTACCAGAATAACACAGGAAAAGAAAGCCAGTGAACAGAAGATGAAGGAACTAGAGGAGCAGCTTGAATTATTGAAAAATAATCCTGCTCAACAGGTTTATCCTCCTCCTCAAGTTCCACAGAAGGCTTTTGATCAACAGTTCATGGAAAATCCTGAAGCGGCTATTGTTCAACAGATAAGTAAGGTTGTCGCTACTCAAAGAATCGCTGAGGTTCTTGAAGAGGAAGCGGACAAGAACAAGCCGGAGTTTCAGGAAAGATATGCCTATGCCCAAATGGTTGCCCGGGAGTATCCCAACCTTTCGCAGTCGGCGCAAGGGGTGAAAAAGCTGTTCCAGCTTGGGGACAAACTCAGAACCGAGCAACTTAAGAAAAGCGCGGGCAAGGCGTTAGAGTCTATTTTCGGTGAACCTCTTGCGGAAGAGGAAATCAACAGGCTGAGGACTCTTGTTAAGGGAGATAAACAAGCACAGAAATTAAACAATACATCAAATGCCTATATGCCAGATACTTCTACCTCAATCAGAAGCGGAGCGACTACAGATCAGAGCAGAGACGCAAGCCTTGAAATCAATGAATCTATACGGAAAGGGGATGTTGACGGCGTACTGAAGGCGAAATTTGCCTCATTACTGGCAGAATAGGAGATAGAAAATGGCTTTAACACCTAGTACGGGTTTTATGACTGCCAATGCTTTCGTGTCTGGCAGTCTGACAAAATTGGATGAGGTCGATTGTAGCGACGTTCTTGCTGCCGTGCTTATGGCGGACAGGGAATTGCTCGGCCATATCAAGATGGGTGCACCAGCTCACAACGTAGAATTTCAGTGGATTGAGGATGCCCTTAACCCTTGCACGTTTGAAGCCTTGATGGATGATACGAGCGTAACTATCACCATCATTACTTCATTCACTGGCACGGCTTCAGTTGCCAATATGCTGAGGGAAGGAACGATCATTGCTCCTATGGATAGGATCGTAGGTAGCACTTTCATGATCAGGATTACAAGCGCGGTTGCCGCAACAGAAGCGGTGTGCGCTTCCTATGGTTCAACTACATGGGTTAGCGTAACGGCAACTCTAACCTGGATGGTCGTAGCATCTCCATACAAGGACACCGATGATGCAAGCGAGGATATTTCTCTTGGTAGGACCGGGAGACGAAATTTCATGCAGGTTTTTGAAAGATCCGTAGGGATTGATCAAACCCGCAAAAACATTTCCATGCTCGCAATCACTGATGAACTTCAGCATCAAATCAAGATGAGAACTCTTGAAATTAAGAGGGAACTTGATTTGTCCGTCATTCAGGGGTTGCCGTATCACAACGGAACTTCCTACACCGCCGATTACAACCTCAGAACCATGAGGGGTATCTATTGGTTCCTTCGTGATCCTAACGAGGATAAGACGAAGGAAGACACAATGGTAACTTCCATTGGAGGCGCGCTTACCGTTGGGGTTATCAACGATCTTGCCTACAAGATTTATGAGGCGGGCGGGCTTGATGAATCAAGCGATCCGATCATCGTTGTTCCTCCAAATCAACAGAGGGTGATTTCTTCTTTCGATAAAGACATCCGGCGCGTTGAGCAGGGTGAAAGGCAGGTAGGGTATTACAGGGATATCTTCCTCTCTGATATGGGAAAGGAAATGCCCGTTGTTATGGATAGGTGGTTGCCCTCCCATGCTCTCTTGATTCTTGATAGGTCGAGGATGTTCCTTAGACCGCTTCAGGGTGATTCATGGCACATGGAGAAAATGGCAAAGACCGGGCGTCACGAGAAATGGCAGATTTCAGGCCAGTATGGGCTTGAGTTCCACAACCCGGATACTTGTCACGGGATGCTTCTCGAACTTACAGGCTAACAGCTAGAGGCTAATTCCATGCAGAGCTATGCCGCGAGAAATCCAGATTGGATTAAGTACACCGAGTTCATAAGCTCGAAGACTGGACGGCGCGGCATGGCTCTATGGATAGAGAATGCCCGTATCAATAAGCAGTTTTTCAAGGAAGGCGGTAAGCAATGGGCCACCCTGGACCTGCAGGATGCACACGTAGGCAAAACCGTGGTCATGATAGGGGCCAGCCCAGCGCTTGCAAAACAGATAGACACCTTAAGAGATCTTCAGCATGACAGCGATTTCGTGCTTTTCGGCATTAGCTGCAACTTGAAGTATCTCTTGGATAACGGCATTAAGCCGCACTACGTAATAACCGTTGATCCCCATTGGTCGCAAGGAGACTTCTGGAACGGCTTGGACATGGAGAAGACGAAGGACATAACCCTTATAACCAACGTCTTTTCCTACCCTGAAATGTTAAAAACATGGAAGGGACCTTTGAAGTGGCTGTACCTAGCAAGTGATGACAAACCGTTCGATAGGAAGCTGAAGAAGTGGTACAGCCCTGTCAATGGCATAGGCATAGGGTTTCCTTCGCTATTAGGGCAATTTAACATTGGGACAGCGTTTTCCGTTTTGTGCCTTGGGTGCAGAGTAGTTATTTTCATCGGTAATGAACTGAGCTATGCGACCGAGAATACAACGTACTATGTCGATAGGACCGACGAAAAGGATGTTGACAAGAAGCAACCGGCAATGGACCTGCATGGTAACAAGGTCTATACGAGTTATCAACTATGGGCATTGAAGTGTGCTTCTGAATACTTCATTGACCATATCAAAGGTGCCGCATGGTGGTTCAACTGCACAGAGGCGGGGATATTCGGCGTAAGCAAACGAAACGGGAACGAGAAACACATTTGGCAATTAACTTTCAAGAACGGGATTGCACAGGCAAGGCATATTATGAGGACTGGACAACCCTTTTATGCTTACAGTCCTGGGTCAGTCGTAACTATGCCTCATTTGGCTAGGAAGGAAAACGCTTGGCAACCCTACATTATAGGAGCTAATCGATGAGTGATTTTAGCGAACTTTGTCCATTATTCGAAACCGGAGTTTACAAGGAACTGTATCTTGGTTCCATGACATGCTCCATTTACAATGTGGGTACTTATAATTTTCTCTCAAGTGCTGGCGATCCTGCAACTGCGCCGACTTCTCTTGGGTTTGGAAGAACGGTTGTCATTACCCAAGTATGGGCCAAGAGAGGGGCCACGGCTACAGCTTACACAGCTACTCTCTGCATTCTAGTTGGGCGTAGGACCGGGAGTGGTACAGCAACCATTTCTGATTTTGGTACGATCTGTTTCTCTATGTCAACAGCAGTCAGTCAGTACAGATCAAGGCATTGGACTCCTATTGACCCTACTTCTTTCACGCTTCACACGGCGGACTTTCTCAATATCTGTTGTGCATCGGACGAAACAGATTCAGGTGAAGGCATTGAACTTATCGTACAGTACAGAGAGAAATAAGGAGGTTTTTATCCATGAGTGATTTTAGCGAACTTTGCCCGATTTTCAATACAGGCGTTTATCATGAGCTGTACCTTGGCAGGTGGACAGCCTCGGTATATACGAGCGCAACCTTTAACTTTTTGTCTAGCGTGGGTGATCCTGCGACTGCTCCAACGTCTTTCAACCTCGGCCGAACGGTCGTGGTAACTAAGGGGTGGCTTCGTAGGATTGGGGCAGTTACGACTGCGACTTGCAGTTTTCGGCTTGGCAGACGTACCGGATCAGGAACAGCAACTCAATCAATATTTGGGCTACTCACCATTTCAGAGGATCAAACGACTCACCCGGACTTTGCGGGTAACTGGCAGCTTATTTCGTTGACCGCTTGCATGACTCTCAACACGGCTGACTATCTGGACCTGAGCTGTACCGGAGTCGCAACTGATGCAAGCTATGATGTAATCGTTCAATACAGGGAGAAATAATGGCGGCGACTGCATTCATACCGGCTCGGGCAGGATCAAAACGATTGCCGGGGAAGAACAAAAAACTCTTCCACGGGAAACCTCTCGTACAATGGTCTATAGATCAAGCCAAGGAATCAGGATGCTTTGACAAGATTGTGGTTTCATCGGATGACTCGGACATCCTAGAGATAGCCGACAAGTCTGGAGTTATACCCTTAGAAAGACAGAAAGGGCTTGCTACTGATGAAGCTATGATCGAGGACGTTATTTTTGACTACTTCGCACGACCTGAAAACAAGACAGACTATGGTTGTCTGCTAAATCCTACCCATCCGTTAAGGACAGTCGATGACATACGTAAAACCTTTAAGTTCATTCAAAAGAAGAAATACTTCTCCGTGGTTTCCGTTGTATGGAATGACATTCTTGGATGGATAGGAAACCCCAGCAAGAAAGGTCCGGCTTGTCTGTATCTGATAGACAAGCGACCGACAAAGAAAAGCCGGGATGATTGGTACTTGGAGAACGGCGCGATCTATTGGTTCAAAAGAGAAACGATTATCGCAACGGGAACCTTCATAGGACAACCGGGGAATGTGAAGCTGTATGAGATGCCCAAAGAGCGAAGCCTTGAGATAGACGATGCCTTTGATTGGTATATCTGCGAGAAAGCATGGGAGTGGAGCAATAACGGTGCTAAAAGAGCAGTGGCGTAATTCAATAGAAGCCTTCAACAATGGATGCTGTGTACCTGAAAATGAATGGGATGATAACACGGCTGCAAACCTTCACAGGCTTAATAAGGATAACAGCGTTTGGAACTTTGAGCGTGCCTTTGTAAGTCCTAATGACAAGGCTGTTGTTATAGTGGGGGCCTCACCATGCCTTGAGCGAGACGTAGAGACGCTTAAGAAGTGCGGCAAAAAAGACTTTGCTATTTTCTGCGTAAACAGCGCATTGAAATTTTTGTTGGCTCATGACGTAAAACCTGACTACGTTGTAGCCTTAGACAGTGATGATCACGACATACACGAACACCTTGACGTTGACAGCAAAGACCTAACGCTTATTGCAAGTAACGTGCTTTCTCCAAGGGTGCTTGATGATTGGAAAGGGAAGATTTGGTTTTTCCCTTATCTTGGAATGCCGGACAAGAAGCTCAGGCCAAAGGTTACAAGGAGACTCGGTAAGTCTATCCCTGTAGGCGGAAACACCCTCAACACGACCATTTCAATGGCTGTCAATATCTTTGGGGCTAGAATCTTGATTCTTGTGGCTAGTGAGTGCTGTTACGATAAGCACTACTATGTGCAGAAAGATATAGCCCGGAACAATAACAAGGTGACTGAGTTCTATACGGTTGACGTTGATGGAAATAGAAGGGTTACGACTACCGCGCTATTCACCTACAAGATTTGGCTTGAGGGCATGGCCGCTCATATCCATCCGCATATCAAGATCATCGATACGTCATTCGGGATTTTAGGTAAGCGGGATGATAAGTCCGCGATTTACGTTTATCCACTAGAAGAAATCATAGCGAAAGTCAAACAAGCTGCAAACAAGAAAAGGAGGGTAAATGCCGATCCTGTATTGCTCGCTACCGCATTGCGTGAACAAGGGGCCGGACAATCAATGTCAAGCGCCTCTGGTTGAAATGATGTTTGGTATGGTGATTCAATTAGCTGGTCGTGGGGCTGAAGCATTCCAACGGTGTGCTCAACTGAGGACAAACAAAGATGCGGAAAATATGGCTGAACGGAAAGATCCTGCCTGAGACAGAAGCGAAGATTTCCGTTTATGATAGCGCATGTATGTTTGGCGATACATGCTTTGAAATGACAAGATCATTCAAAGGTGTGCAGTTCAAGCTACAGGAACACATTGACCGCCTGTTCATGAGCGCGAAGTATCTCCGAATCTCCATACCGTACACTAAGCCAGAGGTTGAGCTTGCTTGTCAGTACATCATGGAAGTGAACAAGGATGAGTTTGCTTCCGATGATGAACACCGGCTTATGATCAATGTCACAAGGGGCATCCTTGGAATCTATCAGAATGTTGAAGGTGTGACCCCTGGAATTAACGTGATGATAACGGACTTCCCCCTCCGGTGGACAACGGCGGGTATGGGAAAACTATTCGACACCGGAGTTAATTGCGCTATCCCCTCCCAGCGCACCATACCCGCTTCCCTACTTGAGCCTAAGGTAAAGAACAGAAACCGGATTCATTATCTTATGGGGAACATCGAAGTCTCAAGACTTAGGGGTGAGAATAATTGGGCGCTATTTCTTGACCCGGACGGATACATAGCGGAAGGGGCAGGGTGTAATTTCTTCATTGTTAAGGATAAGAAGCTGTTTACTCCTGAAGGTAGAAATGTTCTTAGGGGCATTAGCAGAAAGTGGATTTTGGATAATGCTTATGATGCAAAGGAAGCTAATATTGAACCATACGATGTCTATGATGCTGACGAAGCCTTTGTAACAGGGACTCCATTTTGCATGCTTCCAGTGGTTTCGATAAACGGTATAAAGATAGGAAATGGTAAGCCTGGACCAGTATTCGATGCGATTTTAGGTGAATGGTCTAAAGATGTTGCCATAGACATCAAGGCTCAAATACAAGATTGGGATAAGGGTGGAGTGGAAGGTACAACGCCCTATTCGTTCAAATGACCAGACCTAACGCAATTCATCTTGAACTTACATCGAGGTGTAACAAATCATGCTTCATGTGTGGTCGCAGAAAGATGGAACGGGAACACCCACAGCTATGCGATTGGGGAGATATGCCTCTGGAACTTTTGAAAAGAATCTCCTTGCAAATAGAACCAGGGACATTAGTTCATTTGCATTTGAATGGGGAACCGCTCATGTATCCCTATTTGGGAACTGCATTGTCTCTTTTCCGTCACTGTATCCGTCAGTTCAATACCAATGCGATTTTGCTTGTGGAGAAAGCAGATCAAGTAATTGCGAACCTTGACGTGATAACGATCAGTGTTATCGAGAATGACACGGTGGGAGATGAGCAGTATGAGACGGTTTGCAAGTTCCTTGATAGAAAAGGGACAGAGAAGCCTAATATGGTGTATCGCTTGCTTGGCGATGTTGAGAAAGCGGATAGATGGGAAAAACTACCGGGGATCGTATGTCGGCGGGTTCTCCACGCTCCGGGTGGAAGTTACGATTACAAAAAGAAAGTCACGATCCCTGAAGACGGAATCTGTAGGGACCTCCTCACCCACCTTGCCATTGACAGATACGGGAACATTAGCCTCTGTGTCAGATTTGACCCTGAAGGAAAGCTCAGGCTAGGGAATATTGCAGACATGACCATAGAACAGGCATGGCATAGTGAGAAGAGATTGAACTACATTGATAAGCACGTTGAGCAGAAAAGAGGCGATTGTCCAGGGTGTGATAAGTGCGACTTTTACGGAGTGGCTACTTCATCATGATTCTAGGCGGATCAAACGAAGAACGGCTTTACCTGTACGATGCTGAATTCATCTATAACGGAACAAACGTACAGGTCAAGAAAACGGCCATGCCTAATCTCAGGGAGATAGTGGCAAGGCACAAGGCCAGATACCATTTAGGGGCCTTCTTGTGTAGGCCAGGAATGAAGGTCTTAGACTTCCCATGCGGGAGTGGGTACGGCTATGAGATCCTTCCCAAGTCAGTGTTCTATGAGGGTAAGGACATTGATGAAGTTACAATCGAGTATTGCAATAGGCTTTTCCAAAACAAGTTTTCTGTTGGTGATCTAAGAAATCCTAGTCTTGAGTATTGTTCTTATGATTTGATCATGTGCATTGAAGGTCTTGAGCACATAGAAAGAGAGCATCAATCAACCCTGATAAATGCTTTCTATGATGCCTTGGACAAGGGTGGAAAACTGCTTATTACAACACCTGAAGGAAACTCAGAACCGAGTAGAACAAACCATTATCATTTGTGTGAATTGGCGGAAGGGGATTTCTACAGGGTTCTTTCAAAGATATTCGGAGACGGAAACGTGCAGATTATCAGGTTATCAGATGTACTCCACAACGGAGAGCGAAAAACTTGTCTATACGGAATCGCTGAAAAGGAGGCGTCATGGTAGAGGTCATTTTTGAGGTCGGCATAAATCATAACGGGGATTTGGGACTAGCCAAAAAACTCATTGATGTAGCTCACGCTTCGGGATGCCAGTACGTGAAATTCCAAAAGAGGACCATAGATCTGGTTTACTCTAAGGAAGAGTTGGATAAGCCCAGGGAATCACCTTGGGGAACCACTACCAGACAACAGAAAGAGGGCCTTGAATTCGGTTACAAGGAATATGTGGAAATAGACAATTACTGCAAAGGTAAGCTATTCTGGTTTGCGAGTCCGTGGGATGTTGACAGTGTGGACTTTTTGATGAAATTCGATGTTCCGTTTATCAAAGTGCCTTCGGCATTAATGACAAACGAGACGTTTCTGAAGAAAGTCCGTTACACGAAACTCCCTGTGATCTTGTCCAGTGGAATGTGTACTCTTGGCATGGTGGATAATGCCATAGACATTCTAGGGAAAGACAGAATTTATGCGATTCTCCATTGTACGTCAACCTACCCGAGCGCACCGGATGAGATAAACGCAAAGATCATTCCTACCATGAAAGAACTCTATCCTAAATTCAAGGTAGGCTTCAGCAATCATTATCCAGGGCTTCACGCTATGGAATTAGCAGTTGCTTATGGTGCAGAGATGATCGAGTTTCATGGAACATTGGATCGGAGCATGTACGGAAGCGATCAAGCCGCGTCAATAGAACCGAATGGCGTATTTGAACTCATGGATAGGATAATGCTTACCGAGCAGATGAAAGGTGATGGAATCAAGAAAATATACGACAGCGAGAAGCCGATCATGGCAAAGCTGAGGAGGTAAGAAATGTATCCTTTGACTTGTGCGGCTGGGTACAACGCGCCAGCCAGACGTGGAAAATATGAGATTGTCGGATTTACGGCTCTAGTAGCTGATTCAACGGCTGCTTCCCAAATGGCTATTATTGATGATCCGGCTATTAACCAAGACGGTATAGCTGGGTTGATTTATCCTACTTCTGACCTAGAGGAACCTACCACAAAAAAGCATATCATCGTGAACATCAAAGGCCACGGGAGTTCTTACGATACTGTCCTTGAATGGTTCCCTGCGGAGCCTGTCAAGCTGCGGTATGGCATATCGTTAGCTTTCGAGAATATCGAGCAGGGGAGTATGTGCGTTTATGTCAGATAGGAGATTAAGATGGCGATTATCACTCAACAAACAGGGCAGTTTTCAGGGTACACGCTGTCGGATCTCAGGGCATTGGCGCTCAGGATGCTTCGCGTTTCTGATACAACACGCTATTCTCCGACAGGTGGGACAGCGGATTATGATTGGATAGATGACAGTATCAACAGGGCGCAAGAGGATTTTGCACGAAAGACGCTCTGCCTAAGAACCTATGCGGTCATAGAACTGAAGGCTAATTACAGGACTTACCGACTGCCTTGGAACTTCATTGATTTCATGACCGCTTATTTCTATGATGATACCCTAAGCGAAGGATACAATGAGCTTTCAGTAACTACGGTTGAAACGCTGAATGACGAGGTTTCCAACTGGCGGACTGAAACGGGCGATCCTGCTCAAATCTACATAGATAGGGTGTACGGGACCTCATGGATGTTTGGTCTTTATCCTATTCCAGAGGTTGACGGTGATAGCATTACTTTCAGTTCTGAATACGGGAGCGTAGTGCAATGGGTATGCCCTAATTATACCTTCAATCAGGAATACGGCGTTATCATCCGAATGACGGACACGGATGAATTTTTCCTCAATAGTGATTCTGGCGTTGTCGGGAAAGTCAATGCCATGAATCATAACATTTGGATGGAATACTACCGGCTCCCTGAAAAGCTCACTTCTTCAACTCAGTACCCTGAGATCCCGAGAGAATATCAGAAAAGCCTTGCCTACTTCGCAGTTAGCGACCTTCTGCAAAACAACCCTGAAGACAGCAACGAATACAAACGCGGATTGACGTTTGACCAGAAGTTCCAACGTGAAATCCAGGTTTATACTGAGGAAAGGAAACGGCCTCTTTCTGCAATCAATTTACGGGCAGTCCCTAATGTTTGGGGATGGATGAAAAGCATGGATTTCTATAAAGGACTGCCATAATGACCATAGAATCTTTCACCTTTGACAAGGGCGTAAATCGCAAGAAAAGCCCATTGCTGTTGGAGGAAGGGGAACTTTACGATTGCAGGGGCTTTAGTTATGCCCATGATGGCGTACTTGAGACTAGAGAGCCTAAGAACGTAAAAGAGGCCATTGACACCACCGCTACAAGCACAATCAATGGAATCCATAGATATAATGACTCCATTCTTGCGAGTTCAAAGGCTCTTTGTCCTGGATCTCAAGCCTACTTTAATTACATCTACCAAAGGACTTTAACAGGATCTTTTTCAAATATTGACCTTATGGGTGGGAGCCTACGGCCTCGGTTCGCTGATTATGAGCTATTCACGTTTGCAGTTGACGGAGCGAGCAGGAGAGCATACGTAGGCGCAAATGATTACAAGTGGGGCGTGGACAACCCGGTTAAGGGGCCTACCTTGACAGTTGGCGCAGGTGGAAATCCTGACGGTGACTATTCATGTTATGTGACGTTTTACATTAAGTTTCCGAATGATAAATATGTTGAGACAGGACCATCGACGGCATCCGAAATAACAGTTTCATCGACCAAGATAGAATGGAGCAATATCCCGATTTGTCAGTATGAAGGAGCGGGTCTTGTAATCCACAGAAGGCTTTACAGGACCGTTTCAGGGACTGCTTACCTTGTAACGACAATTCCGGACAATGTAACTGAAAGCTACTCTGACAATGAAACAGATGCGACCCTTCAGGCGGCTACAGTCATGGGTACAGAGGGATACAGCACGCCTCCAGACTACCCAACAGACGTAGCTATTTATCTTCAACGGGCCTTTGTCATAAAAGACAATAAGCTGTATTGGTCGGAAGCTTATGCACCATTTTCGTTCAAAACGACAAGTAATATAACGGTTACGAAGGAAGACGAAGACCTTGAAGGAATAGTCGATTGGGGCGATCAACTTTACATCGTATCGGCTGAAAGATGGTACAGGCTTCAAGGGAATGACCCGGACACATGGCTAATCAGAAGAACCTTTACAGACGTAGGAATCATCAATAGGGCAACTCTCAAGCGGAGCAAGTATGGATTGCTGGGGTTGTGGAACGATGGGGTTTACCTGTTTGATGGAAGCATAAACAAGAACATTACAGAAAAGAAGCTCGGGGCGAAGTTCTTTACAAGCCTTGACGATCTAAGTGTTTGCTACTCGGAGTTCGATGGAACGAAATACTATCTCTATTACGCCTCAAGTGGAACCACAGTGGACAAGTGCCTCGTTATTGACTTCACTTATTATCCTGAATACCGGATCACCTTCGATGATTTCATAGCAACGGCGCATGAGCTTTACAAGGAGGAAAATCATAGATACTTGGCTTATGCAGGAAGCGAATATGAGGAAAGCGGAAGTGAAACGATAGCAACTTACCTAAAGACTGGAGACAGAGGATTCGGGAACATTATCAAACGGAAAGCCTTGAACTACCTGTACTATGACATTGACACAAGCGATGTTGACGTAACGGCAAATATCTACTGTGATGGAACACTGGCTCAGACATTGACGTTGAACACATCATCTAGGACACGAAAACGGTCAATGCCATTGAAGGTCATAGAGGGGTATAGATTCTCTCTTGAGCTTGAATGTTCAGATTCACAGGATGTTAGTATTTATTCACCGTGGGTTTTAGAGGCTACGCCTGTAGGGGAATAGCATGGCTAACATTCCATATCCTATAAGCGGAACGAATCTTGATGAAGTAAGATTTCAAGTCTTTGAGCTTATCAGGGAAATCTATGAGGAAAAAATAGGCGGTGCTGACCTAGGAGATGTATTTTCACTTCCAGGGGATGTACTGACCCTTACTCTGGCCGATACTTCAGGACTTACAAAGGATAACAATGAGCTTGCCGTAGACCCATCGTCAACCGGGGGGTTGGAACTTGCTTCTTCAGGTCTTTCAATAAAACTTGTGGCAACGGGGGGGTTGGAAAGCTCTGCAAGTGGGTTAGGCATAAAATTGGATGGTACAACACTGACCCTTAGTGCTTCTGGAATCAAGGTTTCAGATCCTATGGCAGTGGCAAGCCTAGACATCCTAGACACTGGAGCGGATCATCATATCTCGTTCGCATTGAATGAAGATCTTAGTGCTAATAAAACCTTAAATTGGGTAGTCGGTGACGCAAATAGGGCCATTACACTAAGCGGAGACCCTACGCTCGGAAATTGGTTCAATCAAGATGTCAAATCAACTGCAAGCCCAACCTTTGCAGGGGCTACAATCAATGGATGGACGGTAACGGAACCTATTCAGGTTGGTGGGTTTTATTTCAATTCCACAGGAGTAAATCCTAATACGGAACTAGGCTATGGAACATGGATTCAGGTTGCACAGGGGCAATTCTTGGTTGGAGAGGTATAATGGGAGAACTGAAAAGGCTAAAGGCTTATTGCATTCATTGTGATTTTTACAGGGTTGTTTCTGGAAACGATGTATGTTGTAACCAAAAGAATTTAGGAACATGGAAAAGCCCTACGGCACCAAGAAAGCATCCTAGCGAGCTTAATTCAGGAAATGATTGTAATTGGTATTTCGAAAGGAGAGAAGAATGAGAAAGGTGGTTTTAACGATAGCTATTTTATTATTTGCTTCTCAATCAATGGCTATGGACGTGACACTGGGTTGGGACGCGAACAGCGAGCAGGATCTAGCCGGGTACCGGCTCTATTGGGCGTATTCGGCTGGCGTACAAAGCACTACTCAGACTGCAAACAAGGTGGAGATACCGTTGACTCTCCAAGGGTTCACTCCCGCGGCGCCACAATTCCAGGTGACCGGACTCCCGAACGATAAAGAAGTCTACTTCGTCGTGACGGCCTACGACACCGAGGGACTTGAGAGCGGCTTTAGCAACGAGGTTAAAGCTGCAAGTTGGCTTGGCGTGCCTCCGAAGTCGCCTATTTTGCGACTGCTTAGGTGGTTATTCGGGTTGAGCGGTGGCTTGCAGCAAATCGGATGATCTGGAGTGGCGTGTGGTGCGGTTCTACGTCAACCAGATTTTGAAAGAGGCTATGATCAGGGAAGAGCGAGCAATGGAAGAGTCGCGGAAGCACGCAAGGGAACAACGAAGGAACCAGAAAGCCTCACGGGACAGGTGGGGCGATAAGAGGTTTGCGGGATAAATGCTCATCTACGTAAAAGCCGGAGATCGGGAATACACAACCAACCCGAACTATGAGTACACTCTGCGGGATGGGCAGATCCTTCAATTCCGCCCGGACGAGGAGGAGCCCGGAAAGGCCATAGGGTATTCCACGATTGTCTTCCGTGTGCCAGTGGATTTCTGGGCAGTACGAGGGACGAGAGAATGGGACAGCGCCAATGCCAAGGTGCTCGCTCTCAGGAAGTTCACACGGGCATCCTATCTCGGCAAGTACCCCTGGGAGGCTGGGTATATCAGCCCGGCTGATGTTTCCACGGCAGTCAACAAAGTCAGAACCAAGCGGTGTGACTGGTTCGTGGACTTCAAATGGCTGCTCAGCCAGAAGCTAATCTCACAGAAGACCTATAATCTCATCTACAACTTCAACGAGAAAACTCCGATCATCCCTATCGAACTGGATTTCACCAACTTCGCCTTCAACGAATTTGACAAAACGCGGCTTGTTCCAGGGATGAAAAACATGGCCTGGACAAGCGGCACGAAAAGCGTGGCCAGCTCGGGCGGGGACTACACGACCTGGAAAGCGGCTGTTGACGACATGGGCACGCTAGACGGGGCCGCTATCATCGAGGGAACAGGCGCAGAGCAGATCTCGGATGATAACTGCCTGATAGACAATAACCTGGCTGGCTACACTCTTACGCTCAGAGCGGCATCCGGTGTGAAGCACAATGGCGGGGCCTATGGGAATGGGCACAGAATTTTGCTTGGGGCCTCAGACCAAATCAATGTTGATGAGGTCAATGCTGGCGAGATAGACAACGTCATTATCCAGGATCTGGCGGTACAGGCTGGTAGTGGGAACAGCGGCATAATATTTAATGATTGTGCAGATGATGGGCACGCCATCATAGAACGATGCGTTATTAGGGGTGATGGCTCAACGTCCTACTATGGCATCACCGTCCCTGGTTACTGCAAAAATGCGGTCGTCCGTAACAACGTGGTCTATAACTACGTGTCATCCTATGTCGTAGCCAAAGGCATCCAGATCGTGAATGCCTACATCGTGGGCATGAAGCGGGAGGTGTACAACAATACTGTCTGCAAGTGCGAGGACGGCATCTATACCGGCACCGTCATACTGAACACGGTCTACATCAAAAACAATATCTCCTATGGAAACAGCAACACCGATTACACCTTGGCCGCCGTAGCTCATTACACGGCGACCAACGTCTCAGAGGATGCCACCTCTCCTGACGGGGAGGCATATCAAGGCTGGGCCGGCACCGCCAACATGACGGATTATGATAATGACGACTACCGCCTCGATGCCACAGACGCGACGCTCGATGATGGCACGGACCTCTCAGGGATCGGCTCACCTGAGCAATTCTCGGATGACATCCAGGCGCAAACACGCTCAACGTGGTTCATCGGGGCGAGTGAGTATGTGGCGGGGGGGAGTAATACGCCATCTTCTACACCTTCCAGCACTCCTAGTTCAACTCCAAGCTCTACTCCGTCTTCAACACCAAGCTCAACTCCGAGTAGCACTCCTTCAAGTACTGCTTCTAGTACTCCGAGTTCTACACCGAGTTCAACTCCTTCTAGTACGCCTAGTCCATCGAGTACCCCTTCATCTACTCCTAGCAGTACAGCATCATCAACGCCATCTAGCACGCCAAGCAGTACACCGTCTTCAACGCCAAGTCCTTCATCTACGCCAAGCTCAACTCCGTCAAGTACACCGTCCTCGACTCCATCTTCTACTCCGAGTTCTACGCCGTCGAGCACTCCTAGCAGTACGCCTAGTCCAAGTTCGACACCTAGTAGCACTCCGTCTTCTACTCCCTCGTCAACTCCGTCCAGTACTCCATCGAGTACACCTAGTACGACAGGCACCCAAACGCCTTCTAGTACTCCTAGTTCGACTCCGAGTTCTACTCCAAGTAGCACTCCATCTAGTACTCCAAGTCCGTCTTCAACGCCTAGCAGTACGCCGAGTTCTACTCCATCTTCAACGGCCAGCTCTACACCGTCAAGTACGCCTAGTTCAACGCCTAGTAGTACGCCGTCAAGTACGCCAAGCTCGACACCTTCACCGTCCAGTACTCCATCGAGTACCCCGAGCAGTACTCCAAGTTCGACGCCAAGTTCAACACCTTCGTCAACTCCTAGTAGTACGCCGTCAAGCACCCCTTCTGCAACAGCGGCAGACTATTATCTTTACGTATGGCAGAGGACAGCATGAAACATATGGAAATGCATAAAATAATATGGGAAGTTTTCGGATATGAGGAATTCAACCGTCCTGTTCCCTGGGGAAGTTCCGCAAAAAGAAAACGGGATTTACTTCCAGTGCTTTTTGCCAAACTAGGATATACAAAAGGTGCTGAGATTGGGGTTAGATATGGTAAATTCTCTCGTTGTCTTTGTGAGGCAAATCCTAAACTACACTTGCTTTGCATAGACCCTTGGATGGCCTACCATGTTAGGTATGACCAAGAGAAACAGGATAGAATATATGAGGAATGCGTAAAAAACCTCAGTGGGTTCAACGTGAGCATTATCAGAAAAACAAGCATGGATGCAGCAAAAGAGATAGATCCTAGCTCATTGGATTTTGTCTACATAGACGCGGACCACTCATTTGATTTTGTCATTGAGGACATTATCCACTGGTCTAACCGTGTTCGATCGGGAGGAGTTGTTGCTTGCCATGACTATCATCATGGAAGGAATGTTGATGTTGTTTATGCGGTAGATGCTTATACTAGAGCGCACCATATTGATCCTTGGTATGTGACAAAGGAATCTCAGCCGACAGCTTATTGGATAAAGTTGTGAAACTTTCCATCATCATCCCGGTTCTTAACAGTCATGAGATTGTGAGAAGGCAGCTTCTTCATTTTAATAATATGCTTCTGCCAGAAGGGACAGAATTGATACTTGTTGATGATGGAAGTGATCCGGAAATTAAGGAAGCCAAGATTAAAACTCATGACACTAGACCATGGACTCAACCGAAAGCCCGTAATATTGGAGCTAAAGAAGCTCAAGGCAAGGTTCTACTGTTCACTGACATAGACCATATCATCCCGAAAGAAACAATCGAATTTGCCGGAAGCTTTCCTTATGACTATGGGAGGTTCAAACGGGAAATAGCGGTACTAGATGAAAACGGGAAGTTTACTCAGGACAGGGATATTCTTGAGAAATACGGATACCCAAATACACAGGGTTTGCATGTAAGCTGTCACACTTTGAGTATGGTTATACGAGCAAGCGTGTTCAATAAGGTTGGTGGATTCAGGGAGAATATAGGCCATTACCCGACACATGACGATGGGGACATGAAGAAAAAACTCATTAGACTCGGCGCTTCTAAGTGCCCTGACAATGACCCTGACGAAAGGCCGATGATTTACGTATTCCCAAACGGGAGATTTTGCAAAGGCAATTCAGATCCACTTAATTTGTTTCACTCTTTGGAGAGGAAGTAATGTTTGGCTTAAAGGATTTCACACAATTTGAGCCTTATCCAATAGAGATGATGAACTTCAAAGGCCCTGACAACACGGTTTGTGAACTGCTTAGGCAGACATACCATCTGACTGAAAATGATGAGATTAGGACCAACATTAGAATTGCCATGAGCATGGCTAAGAGAATGGGTGATAAACTTCGTGAGTATAAAAGGGAGAGTGCAAAATGGAGCAAGAAAGACTGACTAATAAGGAAAAGAGGCGTGTTCGCCAGACTAATAAGCAAAGATGGGCTAATAGAAAGAATGGGAACAAGGCGAAGAGAAGAGCTTTCAGGGAGCTTCTGGCACAGAAAAAAGTATGAGGGATCTGTCCATAAAAAATTCTAAATGAAATTGTGGTCATAAGCCCATTGAAAATGCTTACTGCAAAGATTTCTGGCCATTTGTTTATTGCCACAAAAGCATATTTCAAATATTGGTTTCTTACCTCTTCCGCAAGAAGAAATGGACAATCTTTCAAGTATTTTACCAATAGTATTGGAATCATAAGGCGGATATTTTTTTCTGGATTTCCAAGAATTTGGATGGCATTTGCTTTGATGCTCAGAATGGTTTGCAAACAATTCAAGATTTTCGATGTTATTGTCTGCCGTATCACCATTGATATGATGGACTCGTTCAGATGGATAAAGTTTTCTCCCAAGATGTTGCTCCATGATATACCTATGATACATTATGCGTTTCCCATTAATAGTTATCCTGTAATATCCGAGTGGGGAAAGAGATGGAATACCAGCTTTAAGGTTAGGCCAATTAGGAGAAATATCGTAATCCCCATGTCTACGAAATCGGCTTCTATGCTTTTGACAAATACGGCCAGCTTTTTCATTAAGAATTACTTCACATCCTGGGATAGCGCATTTTTTACCTTTAGCCATAAAATGTCCTCCTGGTGTTTTTCTTATATTATAACGGGGTGGAAAGTATGTCAAGAGCTAAAATGCTCAGTGTGATTATTCCAGCTAGGCAGGAGATGTTTCTCCAGAAGACTATCGAGAATATCTTGAAGAACATTGAAGCCGATACTGAGATTATTGCGATATGTGATGGGAATTGGCCTGATCCTCCTGTCCTAGACCATCCAAGGGTTATTGTAGTCCATCATACTGAAAGTATAGGGCAGAGAGCGGCAACGAATGAGGGGGCTAGGATTTCAAGGGCCAAGTTCATAATGAAGGTAGATGCGCACTGTGCTTTCGGGAAGGGTTTTGACCGGATTTTGATGGAAGATTGTCAATATGATTGGACGATGATTCCATCACAGTGGAACCTCCATGCTTTTGACTGGAAGTGCAAAGCATGTGGCAACTTGACTTATCAAGGGGCAAAACCAACAGTATGCAAAAAATGTCAAAGTTCAGACTTTGAAATGGTGATTGTATGGAACGACAAACATACAAATACTGTGAGTTGGCGATTTGATAGCACAATGCACTTCCAGTATTGGAGGAAACACTATAAGCGTCCTGAGTGTCAAGGTGATCTTATAGAGACGATGTCCTGCGTTGGAGCTTGTTTCTTGATGCACAGAAAACGATTCAAGAATCTTGGAGGAATGGATGAGAACCACGGCTCATGGGGCCAGTACGGAACCGAGCTTGCTTGTAAAACTTGGTTATCAGGTGGGAGGATGATAACGTCTAAAAAGACATGGTACGCTCACATGTTTAGAACTGGAAATTTCAAAGGAGCTTTTGGAGGTGGAAGTTCTTTTCCATATCAAATAAGCAGTGAGGCTCAAGAGAGAGCAAAACAATATAGCAGGGATTTGTGGCTCAACAACAAGTGGTCTAAGCAAAAATACCCGTTGAAGTGGCTTGTGGATAAATTCAGTCCTGTACCTGGTTGGGAGGGTTTCGATTGGACAAAGGTATAGACGCGAAAGAACTTATGATGCTTATAGGCGTTAAAGAGGTTGAAATATACACCCTGAAGAGGCGGATTTTAGAGCTTGAAAAGGAATGTGATACATACAAGAAAGGCATGACCCATTGTGATCAAAATAAGCCGGATAACAGAAATAGCTGAAGTTCTCAAGTGTCTCCCATTTGAACGAGAGATAAGAAAGAAAGGTAGGGATGATACAAGGGAATCAAAGATGTTATTGTTTATCGAGTCTCAGATTGCAAATCCGTGTTTCGGTTTCTGGATGGCTTATGACGAAGGACAGATTAAGGGTTATTCATCTGCCATACTTTCTTTTGTCCCTGGCGTAGAACGAGCGCATTTGTTGAGGATCTACGCGAAATCAAGAGAAGTTAGAGATCTACTTGAGAAGACAATGATTGATTGGGCCAAGTCATACAATATGAAAATAGTACAGATGACAGTTATCAACAATGTAAAAGCGTTACAGCGCAGATATGGGTTTTTACCTGTATCCGTGAACATGGAAAGGAGGCTATAGAAATGCCACAAGCAGCAATCCCTATGATAGTTATGGCGGCCATGACTGCGGCATCAACAATGTATCAAGCCAGTGAAGCAAAAGAATCCGCCCATGATGCTCAGAAGAAAAATGAAGCTATGGCAAGACAAACGGCTGAGGCTAACAGGAAAGCATGGGAGGATATGTCAAAACCGAACGAAGCGGCAGTGGAGGCTTCTGCAACTCAGAACAGGGGGGCGTTAGCCCAGAGTAGGTTAGGGGCCTACCAAAGTCTTGCCAATCAAATGGCTTCCAGGGGTTTCGGAAGTGGTTCTGGAATCATGGCTAAAGGTGCTGGTGACATTGAAAGCAGTTACCTTAAGGCCCTCGGGAACCAACAGACTGAGCTTACCAAGTTTGCCAATACTCCCATGTTCGGCGCTCCTTCTTCGGCTTATCAATCCAATGTGTTTCAACAGCCGGTATCCGGGGCGGTATCCAGTGGGTTGAGCGGCTTAGATACGGCTATGGGCTATTACATGATGAATAATCTACTTAAAAACAACGGACAGAGTACAGGCTCTTTAGGCATGGCATAACGGAGGCGCAACATGGGCACCAATGAGTTTATAGCAGGGGCCAACCTCGCCTTGAAAGCGGCTGGGGTACAGGATGAACGGCTGAAACAGAGGCTTCTCCAACAGGCTTATCAAGCCAAAATGATAGAGGCACAGAGAGAGCAGGGCGAGTCTGATTACAAGCGGTCAGCAATGGATGAAGCTTCTCAAATGATACAGGGCATGACTGCGCCTAAGCCGATTGACCCGGACCAGCCAGGATTAGGCAACAGGACTCCACAATTGGAATTCAGCCAACTTTCAAGGTTGCTTGATCCCCTTATGAGGGCACAGTCTCCTTTAGCAGGACAGATTGTAACAGGAATGGGGGCACTAGAGAGGGGTGGAACTCCTGAAGACAAGTATAGAATGGCAATGGACCTAGCGCAGTTTAAACAGTCTGGAGACCTCAATAAAGCTCTTGCGGTCATAGCTGCAAAGGCTGGGAGTGGGGGAGGGGGCGGCGGACCGGCTCCCGGTGGATCATCGTATCATCCTCCAATAACGACCACTGAAGGGATATTGACATGGAATCCTGCTACTCAGAAACATGAACTTGCGACAGGACCAAGCGGAAAGCCTCTTATGGCTCCATCGGCCTCGCCTGAATTAGCGGGAGAAAAAAAGGCCGCAGTATTGGCGTCTGAAAAGGTGTTCAAGTATCCAAAAGCAAAGAAAGCGTTTCAAGATCTTAACAGACAATGGAATAAAACGGAAAGCATCATAGATAAAGCCATGCAACAAGTCGGACCGTTTACGGCGGGATGGGGTTCATATATTTCTGTTATACCAGCAACGACAGCCAAAGATTTACAGAGAAACCTTGAATCTATATCAGCGAATATCGCTTTTGATAAGCTACAGAGCATGAGAGAAAATTCACCAACAGGTGGAGCATTGGGACAAGTATCAGATCTTGAAAATAAACTCCTTGCGGCAGTTCAAGGAAGTTTAATGCAAGATCAAAGTGTACCTCAACTAAAGGAGAATCTTGCAAACATAAAGAATATGTTGCAGGAACTTAGGGTAGAGAAACAGGCGGCATTTGACGCAGACTTTAGAGATGTTCAACAAAAAGGACAGTCTACAATTCCACAAGAAAGTGAAGCGCCTTTCCAAACAAAGACAGTCATCGAGCGTAGGCGTAGCAAATCAGGGAAGATCCTCGTTAAATATTCAGATGGCACTATAGGAGAAGAGTAATGTCAACTTTACAAGACGAGTGGGATAGTGCCGAGCCTATACAAAGTGATCTGAGTAGTGAATGGGATGAAGCAGAGCCTATAGCCACTGCAAAACCTAGCATGGTTCAACCTCAATCGGCTGTTCCTGAAAGTATGTATGGGAAGCTCATGGCAGGTATTGGCGGTGGGTTTACCCATATAGGTGAAGGTGCAATGCAGAGAGGTATGGAACTCGCTGGCTGGGCAAATATGATTCCACCCGAGAAGGTGAAGGAATATCAGGATTACATCACGCAAACAAAAGCCATAGACAAGCCACTTATGGATACAACTCCTGGAATGGTGGGGGACATCATTGGACAGACCGCCGTGCTTGCGCCTATGCCCGGAGGGGTCACAGGTGGTCTATTTAAGCGTTTGGCTACGTCAATGATGGCTGGTGGAGCTACGGGAGCTATCCAACCAACGGCTGAAGATGAAAGCGCAGTTCTCAATGCGTTTGCAGGTGGAGCCGCTGGCGGGGCCGGATCTGGTGCAATATCAGTGATTGGAAAAACCATAAATACTATTGCACCGAAAGCCAAGAACACCATCGAGCAACTAGGGGAACGATTCGGAATCAGAACAACCCTAGGTGAAGCTACGGATAATCCGATCATCAAGAAAAGCGAAACATGGCTTGAGGGGATACCATATTTAGGAATCAAAAGTTTCAGGATTAAACAACAGGCCGAAGCGGAACAGGCAGCAAAGACGTTCTTTGCCAAATATACGGTTGATCCTTCGCTTGACACAACGGCTGCTATGAAAGAGGCCAATGATGTCATGCTCGACAAGATGTATGAGGCTGTTAAGAAAGGAGGAAGCAAGCTGCCTTCTGTAGAACCTCAAGCAGTAAAACAAACCACAAATGATATATTGAGTCAATACCCGGACATTTTCAATTCAATACAGGATAACCACGTAAAACGTATATTGACGAATATCGCTTCAGACACGCAAGATCAAACGATCAATACCGGGCTTGTGACCGCTCAAGGTGCTCCAATAACAAGAACTCAGCCTATGTCAACAGACTTCAACGAACTTTGGACTCTTAGGAAGGGCCTAGGCAAAGAGATAAATGATGCAAGGACGGATACAGCAAGGGGGGTTTTTAAACAACTTTATTCGGCTGTTTCAAATGACATGGATACCATGTTTGCAGGAACACAGGTAGGTAAGGAATTCAGAGCAGCAAACGAGGCCTTTGTAAAACACAGCGTAAAGTTTGACGTGCTCAGACAGGCTTATGATAAATCGATGGGAACGACTAAAGCAGGGGAGATGTTTAGTCCTAAGAAGTTTTCGACTGAGCTTAAAAATCTAGCCAATGATCCAACCTACAAAAAAAACGTGAAATGGACTCCAACAGAGATAGAAGAAATGACCGGCCTTGCTAACATAATGCAAGTAGTAAAGAGAGCTGGTCAATTTGCAGAGAATCCGCCTACAGGGAACAGGTGGGGACTTCCTATGATAGGGGCAGGCTTCGGAGGGTACGCCATGAGCGGTACACCATCCGGGATGGCAGCGGCGGGCGGAATGGTAGGGCTAACCGGACTTTCTAAAATATTGACGACTACAGTGATAGGTAAACGCCTTGCTATGTCTGCAAGCAAGCTAGAGCCTGATTCGCCGGCAATGCAAACGATTGTGAACACTCTCTATAATCAGGCATCGAAACTGCCTGGAATAGTGGCTATTGATTAGGAGACGCTAATGGGTTCACTTACAAAAGGTTATATGGGCAAGGAAGACTTGTCCATACAGACGAATACAAATGCGGCTGAGACGTTTGACAGAACGGCATCGGCTGGTGGGACTGTAGCGATAACGAAGTTCCCTGACATTTGGGGAGGAACCGGCAAGATTGCAGTCGCTAAATGCGAGACAGCGGCTACTGACCCAACTGATTCAGCGATAACCACGCCTACAGTTTCTGCTGATATAACCGAGACGGTTGCGGCTGGGGATCTTACCCATGATGTTCTGAAAACGAAGGTTAATGCGGTTCTTGCAACTCAGGCCGAAGTGGTCACGGCCTTGACCGCGCTTGAAACTAAAATCAACGAACTTCTGGCGGCTATGCGAGTAGCCGGGTTCTTTAGGTGATAATATGGGAAGTCTGACAAAACAACTAATAGGGAAAGAGGATTGTGACGTTTCCGACACTGATAGTCCTTACGATACATTTAGCCGTCTGACAAGTACAGGAAGCACAATGACCATGACTAGCTTTCCTGATATTTGGAAGACCGCTCAGGGGGCCGTCAATGCATTGTATTATGGTAGCCATGATAAAACAGGAGCTACACTTACAGCGGCTGTAGGCCAGACGGTCAATAACACATGCAAAGATATTTACGTTGAGGCTGGCGAATGGGTTATTGATACCGATTATGATTGGTCTACTTATACGACTGTCAGATGGATCTTTGCTTCAGGAGCGTATCTTTCGATTGCTACTGGATGCAAGGTTACTTTCCCTTTCCCTGACAACATCATTGCAGCTCCTACTCAGCAAATTTTCTCCCTTACAGGTACAGGAACGGTGGCATTTGCCAACCCTGGCGCTGTCTATGTCGATTGGTGGCAGTTCAACACTACTCAGGGCACAACAGATATGTATGCCGCTTGTGACGCGGCGGCTGATTCCCTGCCGACTACCGGGGGAACCATCCTATTTGTACCTGGCGCGAAATACGCTGTTGATTCACTCTGGACCATTGCCAAGAGTAACATAACGATAGACGGGCAGGGAGCCACGGTAAAAAGCGCGTCAAGTGCTACATTGTTTGTCTATTTCAACGGAGATTCCGGTACTGACGGAGACTGGACTAGCGCGGTACGGAACTGCTTTGTCCGTAACTTCAAGATAGGAGACGCGAACGATACCAACAACGTGAAGGGAGGCGTCTATTTCTACTTTGCCATAGACTGCGGGGCTGAAAATATTGAAAAACGTGGATTGTCGAATACTTCTTTTCAGCTTTCCGTCACACAAAACTGCTACTTCAGGAATATATGGAATTATGGTGCGAACACGTCAGACGGTAAAATAGGCTTTCTCACTTGGATGAGTGACAATGCCTTGGTCGATAACTGCCATATCCGAGACGCCGCTTTTGTGTATGGGTTTCAGGCGAAGGGCGGGATAGGCCAGAGGATCACGAATTGCAGCGCGAAGAATATAAAGGACGCCGGGTCTGTCACTGTAACCCATATTTTCAGACTACGCGGGGATGCCCCTTATGGTGCAAGTAGTAGTACGGGTACTTATCCCTATTCGACTCTAGCATGGGGGGCAGGAGATACTCGGAGAGAAACACAGGATGCGGTTGTTGAGAACTGCCATGTTTATGACTGTGATGGAAAAGCTTTCAAGGCTCAGGAGTCAGCTAATGTGACGTTCAAGGACTGTTCGGCCCGTAAAGTGGACTACGGGGTTGCCATAAACAGGATCTCGGGAGGGAGTGAAAAGGACTTCATTCTTGACAATATTTACATCGACACTACCGATGTTGGTTACGGCATTGCATTGGCAGGGCAAGCGGCAAGCTATTTGCCAGGGGTACGGATCACGAATTGCAAGGTGAATCTATCCTACACAATGGGGTTTTATCTTCAGTATTGCGAGAGGCCAATCATTGCAACCTGTGAGGCCCTGAATAGCGGCCAGGGCACTACAGGGTCAGGCGATCAGATAGGTATGGATATTGCCTCATGCAATTATCCTCACATATCCTCATGCAATCTGATAGACGACCAGGGAGCTGCGACGGCATCTTATGGACTGAAGGTTGATACGACTTCTGTTGGTCCTATCGTTCAAGGCTGTAGGGCATCAGGTGCGATTCTGTCGAACTACTCCTTCGCTCCTGTCGGGTTTTACAGGGATAACTCCCCACCTACGTTTCATCCATTGAAATCCTATACGAACGTAGCGACTTCAGGAACTGGAGAGGATGACCTGTTTTCGGTTGCCATACCGGCTGATACCCTCGGCAAATATGGCGGCATACGGCTAACGGCTTATGGGATTAAGGCGGGAGCGAACGGGAACAAGACAATAAAGCTCCATTGGGGGAGTACAAGCTGGACCGTCCATGCAGCGGCGAATAATACAAACGATTGGAGAGTACAGGCAATCATAGTCGGAAATAAAGCAACCAACAGCCAGAAAGTATCGTGGACCTGCATGGATGGAACTACACTTACTCAGGGATATGAAGCAGCAACGGAGGACACTACGGCGGCTGTCACGCTGAAACTGACTGGCGAATGTGCTAACGCCGGAGACACTATCACTCAGGCGTACATGGATGCGGAGTTGTTCTAGTGATCGGCATATACGAAATAGACTTTGAGCAGCAGACCTTCATTAACGTGTCTCCAATCCTCTGCCAGGGCCTTGGCTACACTGAGGATGAACTAATAGGACAGCCGGTCTCAAAGGTGCTCAGTCCTGCTAGCTTAAAACACTTCATTGACCGGCTTTCCCAAATGGACCAAGGGGATCTTGTCGAAAGTACGGCTAATTATACGGTGGTGGACAAACATGGGCATGAACTCGCCATAAAGATCGAATCGTTCTACAAGGTGGCAAATGGTAAAATCATCGGAGCTATTGTGGCGGCGAAGGAGATACCTAATGACTGATTGGATACAGTATGTTGCGCCATTTGCCTCTGGCGCATTCGGGGCTGGGCTAACGGCGGGTGTCGCATGGGGAGTGCTCAAGGCAAAATATGAGGATCTGGAAAGGCGGGTTGCAGTGACTGAGCACAGACTGGAACATCAAGTAGGCAATATGCGGTGTGACAAAATGCGGGATGAGTGTAAAGCGGCGATAGTTAGCGGGATGTCACGGATAGAGACCGAGATAATAAACAACCGGAATTGGGTAACTGACCGTTTTACGGAGATCGCTAGATTCATGGGGCAACATAATGGCGGCTAAATACGATCTGCCTAATTTGCTGTGCATGTTTGACGAAAGCCTGTGTAAGCTCATCCTGCACATTGAAGTGGGTAATGCGGGCAAGGCTTTAATGCGAGCCAAGGAAATGCGACAGGCTGTCAAGAAACTCAAGGATCATATCGGCTACACTGACGAGGAGGTGGCAGAGAGGTTATGAGAACGAAATGCCAAAAAAATAACAATCCGGTCAATTTGCGGTACGCTAGACAACGGGAATCATCGGGCAAGGACATTGATGGCTTTGCGGTGTTCCCGACTCCAGAGGCCGGATGGCGTGCGGCTCACCGGCAAATCAAGCTAGACCAGGGAAGAGGGCTAACCATCAAGGAGTTCATCTTCAAATTTGCTCCTCCCTCTGAAAACGACACAAATGCCTACTTGGATTTTGTCTGTACTAACATGCAATGTAAATACCAAACCCTTTTACAGACTTTGAGTCCGTTCGCACTGGCCGGCGTGATGGCGGCTATGGAGGGATATTATAACGAGGAAAGGAGATAACATCATGAACATCATTGCATTACTCATTAAACTGTTGCCGGTGATCCTGCAACTCATGAGTCTGGCCGAAAAAGCCTATGCGGACAAGCCGGATTCAGGTGCAGAGAAAAAGGCTCTCGTCATTGACGTGACAGGGGCGCTTGTCCAGGGGGCCGAGGCGGTGTTTACGGGGGGCGCGGCTGAGACGTGGGACCGGATCAAGGAGCCAGTAGGAAGTATCATTGACAGCGCGGCGAGCATTGCTTTCCCGCACGAGAAGAACACGGAGGGGCTGTAAGATGCAAGAATTACAGATAGGCTCAATAGGGGTATCAGTTATCCTGTCCATCCTGCTTAGGATGCTCTATGGGACATGGGATGTGGGCAACCGGGCAAAGCCTTGGATAGCCGTGGGGCTGGGCCTCGCTCTGGCAGTCGTGGTTATGCTTACCACGTTACCAGCGGCTCAGTGCTCGTTTAAGATCATCGTGAGTTATCTTGTGCAAGGGTTCATGGTTGGGGCAACTGCCACTGGCCTATACGAGATGACTAAAGCTAACAAGTAATGCTAGCGTCTGGCCCTTGCAGCCTACCAGAAGCAGGAATGGCTCAACCTCCATCCCCATTCTCTAGCCTATGAACTGCGGGGCCGGACGTTATCAAAGGATTTCTAACTCTACTACTGTTTCTTTCGGAATAGTCACAGTCCATCTTGATTCCCAATGTTCCTCGTCTCCTTTCCTATGGAAAAGCTGACTTGATATTGCAACCGCCTCTTCTGTCTCGCTAATAAGCCAACCGGAGATATATCCTTCAATCGGCAGCCATTTGCCGTCAGTTCGATATTGACCTTCTGTTAGTGACCAATCCTTCGCTTTCACTCGTATCATTTTGTATGGGACTTCTTTGAGATTCATATTTCTTCCTCCAATAATATCGTTTCGCCCAAGCGTTATGTTTATCCCTGCATGGCTGGCAGTAGTTATAAGGAAAAGCTGGTTTCCCGCACTGGCGGCATAGACCCTCAGATACCCTTCTTTTTTGCCATTCAGCTTGACGAGACATCCTTACTCTCCATCCCATGCTTGTACCCATGCACGAATGCAGTCCGGTAGTGGTAGCCGATGAGGTCCAAATGCGTGGTAATTTCAGTAGGAGTTATGGAAAACTCTTTCAACTCTGCCATAATTACACCATCCACATATTCCCAATGAGCGTTGACAAGTTCGTCTAGTTTCTTGTTCATGGCTTACTCCTTCGGCACGATGGGCATGAGAAGGAGCCACTCTTTGAATTCATGGCACCATCTATCCCATGTAATTTGATGCCATTCGGGCATGTGATCTGTCCATGCTACCCACTCTTCCCGCGTAGGGGTGGGGGAGGGCTGATGATAGACACCGCAACTCTTCGTCCCTCGCTCGCACACTCTGGACAGGACCGGGTTGACTATGCACCCTTCGGGAACGTTAGCCATCTTCTCCCCCTCGCCGTGGACTGCACACCTGCAACAGTATTTGGAATACACCTCACACGTTAGACATTTATCTCCCATGTCAGTCCTCCTTTCCCCATGCACCGGGCATGGCTTGTCTCCTGCGTAGTAACAGGGATCGAGTAGGTTGCCGCTGTTGCAATAGTATTTCGCAAAGATCACTCATCCTCCTTCACCTCCACCGCTTCCAGATGCACTTCTTCACCGCACCGGGGGCAGATAACAATAGACGACCATTTAATGCCTTGTGTTTTCTCATCCACTATTGTCTTCTCTTGTTTGACTACAACCGGCTTAAAGCTATGCCCAAACAGCTTACAGATTATATTCATCCCCTCTCTCCTTGCACGCCTTTTGTAATGGCCTCATCAAGTGCCCGTGTCAGTAGTGCGATAAGCGCCGCTGTTTCAGGGAGAGTCAATACCCGCCGCTCTCCCTGGAAATCAAAGGCGATACGCCAGCCGTGACCGTTATCGAAAGTCTCAAATGTGTTCATTGGTAGTTCCTTTCACGGCAGTGCTGCATTTAGCTCTTTTGGGGGTTCGTTCATACTTAGTCAATATTTTCATTTCTTTGCATCCTCCAACACTTTCCGTAGCCAAGGACCGCCGTATTCATCCACGTCCGCCTCGGTAATATTGCCACTCCGGTTAAACTGCTGCTCAAAGCAGAGGATTAGCCTCTGGTACCGCCGTGCAATATCCACAAATACCGAGCTTCCCCCATGACTAGCCCACGAGTCACGGAGTAGACGAACGTCCTTACGATGCCGATTGAGCTTCATTGTCTGTGACCTCTTCAAAATAGACTTCATTGATAAGCCTTCCGCAGAAACAACAGAACTGCATACCGTTTTCTAGCGGTGTTCCGGTGTTAACGATAAACTTGTTCCCGCAAGAGGTATCCCATGATCCATCGTCGTCTTCAGTCCAGGTGCAGGGGAGTATCATCACTTCTCCTTCGCGTTCTGGAGGTCCAGTTGTTTGCTCGCCCTCTGCAAAAACGCTTCCCGGTAGCCGGGGGCCATGTTCCGCAATGCTTCCCGGATCTCGGCGTGATCATCGGTTCTGATACCGTACAGCTTCAGCACGCCTTCTTTGCCCTCAGCGGATAGCTCTGCTAGATACGTCTCTGCTCGACCAACAAACCCGGCTGTGTCATCAACCGGCTTATCCTCTTCTCCGAAGTCAACGACCTGGGGAGGTGGCGGCGGTTGGTTCTCGGGTTTATCCTCTAACGGCCACGGTGCGCCTTTCGTCACTCCACCAACACCTTGAGCACTTGCCTTCTGCCACCGTGCCTTGACTGCCAACAGTTCATCCGGTAAGAAGTCGAGCATTTTGTCTTTATTGCTCATTATTAACGAGCAAAACGTGGACCGAGCCGACATAATCTGTTCAAAGAGGTTTTTCTCTTTGGTTTGATTAGGCGGAATAACAGCCTCTTGCTCTACTGGATGGATCGGCAACTCTTCAGATCCTTTGCCATTTATCTCTTCTGGTATGTATGGCATCCCTCCAAGCTGCTCAGGAAAGCATAGGCGGAAACCCTGAGCTATGGCGACCTTTTTAAGCATGAATTCCGGCATGAGTTTCCAGGTGCTTTGTCCTTTATCAAATTCCTTCCGTGACACTTCCCAAATGAACGGGTTTTTTCTGTCCTTGCGATGTATTGTGATTTGCGCTCGCTCTTTTGGTGTGCCTTGGTCCAATATAGTAACGCTCCATCCATCAAGTTGGCCGCTTGATTCAGCACGCTTCAAGTATATTTCATATCCTACAACAACAGAAGCTGGATTCTGACCATACTTGATGAAATGAACTTCCCTTTTGAACGGGTTGAGTCCGTATGACCTTGCAATGTTCATGAAAAGGAAAAGTTCTTTGTCGTTCGCTCCAGGCGCGATGTACTTTTTCACGTCTGCTAAATCCAATTTTGGCGACTGCATAACCTCATATCTTGCTTGTGCTTCCATTATCCAACCCTCCTTTTAAGTTTCTTATCCAACTCGTATGCCTGACGGAACAGTTTGAACTGTTCCCAAGCATCATCTAACTCACTCCAAAAATGGTGTGTAAAGTCTGCATGTTCCTTGCTGAATCTCAAAAGATGATACCCACCTGTTATAGGCTTATCGGGATAGTTTTCTTTCCATAATTGTTCATAAGCGGCAATTTGAATCATATAATCCTGATAGACACCATTAGATGTCTTCCAGTCTAAAATACAAAGCCGACCATCAACGTCAAGCCCCATAGCATCGGGGCACCCACCAAAACGATACTTTTCACTTATCAGTTCCATTTCCTGTTTGATTATCTGGATACGGTTATTTTTCTGCCACGCCAGATAATTTTGAAATCCCTGTTTAGCCTTTGTTCCTATGTCATTATCGGGAATTTGAGGCGGAGTTTCTTGGTTTATGTAGGCTTCAACAAAGGCATGCGCTAAAGTTCCCGCATCGGCGGCTTCGTCGCGTTTATCATAAAGGCTTGAGATTTCGCCACGTTCAATGGCTTTACCTTGCTCACAGGCCCAATATAGCAGACCGCCACTGTCCTTGAACCGGCCAATAATGGTCGTAACCCCTGGAACTTTAGAGCCGTCCTTCAGTTTATAACCCCCACGTGGATGTGGAATAGGAATCACCCCCTTTTGTTGAATTTGTGTGGCGATATTGGTTCATTACAGCGCTTCCGCCTGTTTCATGAGTTTACTGGCCCATTTCTTCAGGGCCGTTGTTGCGGTATCAACCAACTGCTTGGCCGATTCTGTCCCGACATCGGGAACAGGGATTTTCATGAGAGCGGTAATGAAATTGATGATCTTCTCTTTGTCCGGCCTTAAAGCCTCTTGCCGTTCACGCTCAATTCGTTCCTTTTCCTCCCTCTCTACCTTCTCCTTTGCCTCACGTTCGACTTTCGCCTTAGCTTCGACCTCTGCCTTAGCCTTAGCCTCTTCTTGCGCTCTACGTTCAAATTCAGCCCGGTCTTGCCGTTCTTTTTCGGCTTTCTTGGCATCCTCAAGGGCTTTTTTGTCGGCTTCAATCTTGGCCTGCGCTTCCTTTACCTTCCTTTCTGCATCCTCTAGTAATTTTCTTTGGGCTTCCTGTTCGGCCCGGATCTTCGCAAGGCGTTCGGCCTCAATCTTAGCTGCAATCTGTTCCTGTTCCCATGTCCGGCGGGCGATAAGGGATTGATTGAGCGCATTAAGGGTGTCGGCGTGGATCTTCATGGCCTCTGGTGCAAACTCTTGGAATTCCTCTTCAGTAACCGTCTTTTCCGTAAGCTCATCTATGATGGCTTGTATCTGTTCTGTATTTTTTGTCTGTGCATCAATCAGAAATGACCGGATAAATTCGATCTTGATGTGGAGTTTTTCAACCCTTTCCCTCTCTTTCCTGTCCGCCTCTATTTTGATAGCCTCTTTCCTATCATCCTCAACTTTGCGGACTGCCGAAAGATAATCTTCGATGGGAGCAATAAGGGCATGGATACGGCGTCTTTCTGCATCATAGTGTTTTCCTGCTTTTACTATCCATTCCTTTTTTTCCTTGTGCCAAGCGTCTACAGCAAGGCGGATTTCACGGCACTCTCTGAGGCCGGACATAACCATTGCGTATGCCGCTTTATCGTCTGGCTGAATAGTAACGTCTAAATATTTTGCTTTTAGAGCTTCCACTGTAGCGGCTTCAAGATTATATGGAATTAACTGCGTGTCCTTTTTCATTTCCTTTTCCCTCCATGAGTTGACGGGCAACATGACAAACCAAAATGCCATTGAGCTTCTTCATGCAAACCTTATCCTTTGTCTCTACATGATACCGGCAAACTTCGATATTCACCCTGGGCTGTTGTGGCCGGTTATGGCAGGGATTGAGCTTATCCATGTTTCCGGTGATCCTCCCTAACTTCCCTTCCCCTTCTCAGCCCCTCCCGGAACTCCTCGGCCATGCAGCTAGGGCAAGGCCGGAAAGTCATCTTGTCTTCGTTTGGTCCATAAATGGGATGCAATTTCGCTCCGCAAGTACACACAGGGTCATCAATTATCACGGATACTTTTAGTTTCATTTATCGGTCCCTCTCCTCCTCAGTTCTTCTGGCCACTCCTCGATCCGATGGCTCACCTTGCCGTTGACTTCGACCTGCTTCACCCATACCAGCACCCCTGCGGCTTTGCATTGCCTCACTATGTCTATCATCCACTCATGAGGGCATGGGCGGCGCTTAGGGCCGGATTCGCAGCCAAGGACAATCCAATCAATTTGCTTGTAACGATCCCCTTTGCAATATGGGCACGGCCATATAATTTGATTATTCAAAGAATTGCATTGGGGGCATGCCCATGAAAGCAACCCTTCAAGGTCCACCGGCCCTAACATCGGTTCGATGCTTACCCACCGCTTTCCCGGCACCTTGAGCAGTTCGGGTATCATCCGGTCAGCGTCCTCCTGGTCGGTGATGGAGACGCCATGCCACGCATTAGGCGTATATGCTGAGTAATCAATGTCGCGGGGGATATTTTGAGGTTGCTTTGTGAGCAAAAAGAACTTATGCCAATAGGCCCTAGCAATAATACCATAGACCTGCTTTATCCATTGTCCTGGTACATTTAAATCGAACAAATCCCCCATGAACGCAACTCCCACGTGCCGGGGCTTCCGCCAGTGCAGGGGCTTATCGAGGCGGTCGGGGTGGAATTGGACCTTTCCAAAAGGGATAGGGCAAGGATCAAGCCAGTCCCATTCGTTCTCAGTCCCATGAATATCAGGAAATCGCCTCACCATCTCCCGCGCCCAACAGTGAGCCTTACAACCCTTTCCGCTACAGCCGGTGATGGGGTTCCACGTCTCGTCAAGATAGTTGATTCCGGTGGTCATCTCACCACCATGCTTATGATCCCAAGCGCACCAAGCGCCATGAGGATGATCGCCGCGACCGGGACAGCGGCGGGTATGCGTATAGGCATCGGCTCTGGACAGCATCGGTCCAGGTATTCGATAGCCGCGGACCTGCCAATACGATGGTCAGGCTCCATGTTTTTCAGGTACTCAAGCATCTCACAAGTTACTGGCTTCCAGGTCCATAAGTCTCTAACTTCTCCCATTGGTTCCTCCTTTTTCGTCAGGGTCTAGGCTCGTAGATGTTGCCAATGACTTCAATTTTTCTCCACCGATCATATTCATCCACATCAAACCATGGATCGAATTGCCAGGACGCCGTTTGTTGATCCCAAACTATTGTAGCCTTGTGAAGCACTTCATCCGTTCTACCCCAGTTCCTGATATTTACCAAGTCCCCCTCATATATCTCCTTGCCATTTTTGTCCTTGAGGCCGATGTATTGCAACGGGATGAATTTATTCCGATCGAATATTTTACTCATTGACGTATGTGATCCACTGACATTGATAAAAGAACCAGTAGTTAATAAAGTAAGTTGATCTGTTGCCATTTCCTCTGCGGAGAACATTCGTTTTTTAGCAACATGCCAGCCTCTGAACTTAATTTCTCTCATCCCTATCCCTCTCCCCCAGCGAGTCGTAAAGCTCGCTGCCTATAATTTTCATCAGGTTACTCTCCTGCTCCCATGCCAGATCCCTAGGCGGGTTGGGTGGCACGTCAATGTCCGGCAATAAGGTCCAGGTGGGTTTCATTATTCCTCTTTCTTAACTGGTACAAATTGCTTGGCAAAATGGATGAATCGTAGTAATGACTCTTCAGTATCAGGCACCATCATTCTTGATTTGAGGTCAATCGCCTTACGCTTCAAGAGCCCTTTCCTGTACTTTGATTCTGATTCCGGCGTTATCTGAACTAAATGGGTTGTGTTCCAGGTCCTTCCGCAGACTACGCTATTCCACTTCTTATTGATCCGTTGCCCGGCAACGATAACCTGAGTTTTAGTGACCTTTTCCACCTTTCTACGGTCGAAATTCAGTCCATACGAACCTCTGGAAACAAAGACCTCGTCGCCCTCTGTAAGGTTTTGAATCCATGTGTCGTCCATTTATTCTCCTCCTCCTTGCGCCGGGGAGGTTCTCCGACCATGACGGTCAACCCCGGCGCTCCCAGTTTTCTCGTATATGAATTCTGGCTGTGGTCACGTGACCGTTGATCTGGTTGGTTGACTGGATACGCGTTCTTGCCGATCGCGGATGGAGGTCCACGATGATTCCCGAAGTTACTTCTCGTGTGTCCCTTCAACGCCACGAACCATGCGGTCTCCGGTTCGTTTATTGAGCCACATCAAAGCTTCTTCAAGTTTCGTGATAGCAAGAGAGTTCTCTCTGCATCGGAATTTGCCGTCTTGCCATTTGTCATTTAGAAATTGAATCCTGTGAATCAGGACTTTCAATACTTCTTCATTTGTAACGCCGTCAGTCTTTGTTCCATCAAGGGCCATCCTGTAGAATGTGAGTATAGGCTGTGGCGCTACTGACATAAAAGTGTCCATTACGTAGTTGTGGCAATCATCTAAACATTTCATTTGTTAACCTCCTTTCATTAAGATCCCCGAAATCACCGGCTCCTGTCTCCTGTTTCGGGTCCAGCCCCGAGGACGAACTTAGATTACCGGCTCCCGTTCCCCAGGCCCGTAGGCCGACTTCGGGTTACTACGTCCATGCCATTGGCCTTGCAGGACCGCTGCAAGTTCCTGTGTATCTCAACAGAGGCATTGTGTTACCCCGCCACTTCGGCTCCCTCAGTAGTGAGGGCGGGTACTGCTTATTCGCCCCTTATCAACCGCTCCCCTGTATCGGCACTCAAGCACGCATACCTGAGTCGCAGTAAGGACGACAGAATCACTTATAACCGTTAATGCTCCACTTCTTTTCTTTGCAAATCGCAAATATCAATTCCACGTCCGACATTTTTGGTTTCCCCGATTTCCAGCATTCTTTACGGAGATCGAAATACCAAAAACGCTCCTCATTTACGTAAGGACACTCGTCACCTTTTGCCCACTTCTTAAATAATTCAGGCTTTGGGTGTGCGGCCATGTCGCGGCGGAAAAGCTCGGTGGTGAGAGCATCAGAGAGAGTCCCGAGATTCATTGAGGATAATAAACGGATAGATGGGAATTGCCAAAATTTGATTTCCGCGCCTCTCAGGTCCGCGTGTCTCAGGTCCGCGCCTCCCAGGTCCGCGTCTCTCAGGTACGCGCCTCCCAGGTACGCGCCTCCCAGGTCCGCGTGTCTCAGGTCCGCGCCTCCCAGGTCCGCGCCTCCCAGGTACGCGCCTCTCAGGTCCGCGTGTCTCAGGTCCGCGCCTCCCAGGTACGCGCCTCTCAGGTACGCGCCTCCCAGGTACGCGCCTCTCAGGTCCGTTTTGTTTTTCTCTGCGAGTTTTCTTATTGTCCCATCACCCTCGCAAATTATTTTGCCGCTAAATCTATGGTTGATTTGAGTCATTCCCCGCTCCTTTCATCCTCTCCCTGACCCGTCCGGATGATTTGCCCGGTAATCAGGCCAAGAAGGATGCTTAAAACCAAGGCTCCAATGATTATCAGGATGGTCAGCATCATCTAAACCACCACGGGGCCGACAGCGTGACTGCCGCAAAGCCTATCATGAATGACAGCCAGTTATTGAGGTTGCGTGCCATTATCATCCTCCTCCGCGTAGACTATTTGCCGGTCTAGGATCTCCTGGACCTGGAAGAAACACCGCACTCCCATTTCCAGGACTTCCGAAAATGACACACTGGCTACTCTCGTTAAATTCCCGTCCCGGTTCTCGTAAAGGTTGATCATGGTTTTCCCTCGATGAAGATAGCCCATTATTTCAAAGTCAAAAGTCTTTGTCAAGAAGAAAATTCATAGTGAATAATTTTCTTGACTTTGCCTTAGATTATACTAAAATAGGTACTCATGAATACAGCAAAGAAATTGGAACAAATCAAAACAAGATGCGGTTCTTGGGCACAAGTTGCCCGAGAATTGGGCATCACTTACCGTTATGTGGTGCTGCTTCGGAATGGTCAAAAGCCGGGTCGTTTCCTAACTCAGATAATTGACCAAAAAATTGAGAAAAAAGAATGATGCCCTCCTTAATACCCATTGAAACCAAATACAATGGCAGACTGTACCGATCCCGGCTTGAAGCTCGCTGGGCCGTTTTCTTTGAAGCCCTCGGGATCAAGTTTGAATACGAGTATGAAGGGTATGAACTGAGCAATGGACAATGGTATCTGCCAGACTTCTACCTGCCTACTTTCGACGGGGGCCTACATGCGGAAGTGAAACCAGAGGGGGGAGACTTCTTTAAGGCAAAAATGTTTGCTGACACTTACGGTGAACGGATTTGGCTCTGTGAAGGAAGCCCCTCCTGCGCCGTCTACAAGGTATACATTGGCGAAAATTGTCGTCAGGAATCATGGGAATTTGGCGAAAAGTTTATATGCTCAATCCCTTTATGGAGTTCGTCCGCAGGTGAAGATCGAATGTTTGTCCTTCCCTGTTGTTTCGGATTCTGTAAGGAAGGAACCAGATGTAGGGATGAACACCCCATCACCTTTAACGATCAAGACCGTTGGCAGTTCGATAATTGCGATTCAGGTTGCATAATTGAAGCCGTAGAAAAGGCTTTGTCTGCAAGATTCTAACTGAGAAAATCTTATGATGCTAAAGAGTGCGCTCTGGTATCGGACTCAGAAAAACTTTTCCGTAATACCTATCAAGACGGACGGAAGTAAAAAACCAGAAGTGGAATGGACCGAATGGGAAAAGGAACTTCCCAGTGAGCAACAGATAAGGAAGTGGTGGGCAAAATGGCCTAAAGCTAATATTGGCATAATCACCGGCAAGGTGAGCGGTATCACGGTAATGGATTTTGATTGGTACAAGCTTTCTCCTGAGGAGCGAGTACAATACGAAAAAGACTTCCCAAAGGTTTTCACTCCAACCGCTTTTTCACCCCGCAAGGGTGAGCATAGGTACTTCGAATACAATCCCGAGCTTCCCACAAAAAATGGGGTGCTGAAAGCTCTCGATATCAAAAACGATGGTGGGTACGTGATCGCTCCTCCCTCTGAGAATGGCAACGGCAAATATCAGTGGTACGAGAGAGCGAAGATTTCTGATACCACACTCCACTCTGTTCCAAAAGAGGTTTTGACCTTAATAAAGCATTCTCTTTCTTTTAATAGCATAAGTAATAATTCTATTTCTATATATAAGGGGGCGTTACCGCCAAGAGCGATCAACCTAAACGAAGGCACAAGAGATGAAACTCTTTTTCATATTGCCAACTGCTTAGTTAAGGGCGGTATGCCTGAAGACGAAATAGAGCAACTTCTTGTTTTTATTGGAGATCGTTGTAATCCTCCATACCCGCAAAAAGACATCCAGATCAAAATTAAGTCGGCTTTGCAGCGGTCAAAAGTCTCCGAAAAGAGCATTTCTGAAGAAGTTAGAGAGTTCATTTCGGTAACAAAAGGTAACTTCCGAGTAACAGATGTGGAACATTGGGTAACAGGAGTAACAAACAAGTCTAACAAAGCAATCCTAATGGCTTTGCATAGATTAGTAAAAGATGAAAAGATAGAAAAATTAACATTTCCAGGTACTTACAGAGTTATAGATGCAACATCGGAGAGCGTAAATATAAAAAATGTGCAAAAAGGGGAGTGGATAGATGTTGCCTTGCCATTTGGTCTTGAAGAGTATTGCAAGATAGCTGCTGGGAATCTGATTCTCATTGGTGGAGTGACTAATTCAGGCAAAAGCGCAGTCATATTTGAACTGATCAGACGAAACATGCACAAGCGTAAATGCTTCTACTTTTCGTCTGAGATGAGCAAAGAAACAGTGAGAGGGAGAATAGAGAAATTTAAAGATGAAACAGATTGGGACTTTGAGGTGGTAGAAGGTTGGGGCCAAAACGTAGATTGCCTGAAACCGGATGATTTCAATTTCATAGATTGGGTAGAGGCTAAACAGGATACATGGACCATAGCTAATACGCTCTCTGCCATACAACAAAAGATGAAAAAGGGAGTTGCCTTTGCTGCTGTTCAAAAGAACAGAAACAATCCAGACCCATTTGGAGGAGAACAAAGCAAGAGTAAAGCAGCTTTGGCGGTAATGATAGACCCTGACTTTCCTGGTGCTGTGATGAGAGTTACTAAGGCGAAGGCATTCGGGGAAATAAACCCAAACGGCTTTATTACAAAGTTCAAGATAGTGCAAGGTATCAATTTGATTCAAGAACAAGGTTGGATACCAGAGACGGAAGATAAATACAAGGATTTCGGTAAAGGTAACAAGGGTAACAAATGGTAACGGAGGTAACATGGGAAAGGCTTATTGTTTTGTGGTTAACGAAAAGGAGGAAGTAATAGCTCAAGGGGTATTCGTGGATTATGTGTCCGATATCAGGATGAAACCTCCTACTCATGTGCTTATTGCAACAGATAATGGGGATATAATTAAACCATTAGAATCAGTATTTTATAAGCAGTATATGGAGTAGTTATGCCATCTAATATCCAATTCAATTTCGATTCAATGAAATGGGAAGGAATCACAGTGGATAAGGTCAAGCTATGGGAAGAAGCCTATCCCGATTGTGATGTGGTGGACATCCTAACTAAGAAAATGCCTGTTTGGTTAGATGCAAACCCACAAAAGGCACACAAGAAGAATTGGAAGAGGTTTATTGTTAATTGGTTGTCAAAACAGCAGGAAAAATATAGCCAATTCGGAGGCATACACCATTGACTGACAAAAAAAGGATATGTGATGAATGTGGTTCCCCCCTCCCTCATGGTTATCGCCGGTGGTGTGACAAACCAGCGTGCCGGGTTGCGGCAGAGAAGGAAGGCCATCGGCAGGCCCGGGAGTACATGAGGAGAAATGGTGGCTCACGGCGAAAGCCAGATGATTTGAGGCCAGAGTATAACCCGAAGCTGTGTAATTTGTGTCATAAGCCCCTGGGGAGGACGTTCAACCGCTATTACCACACAGATTGTCACAGAAAAATCAGTCATATCGAAGGGATGGAATGCTTTGAACTACCCACCTACCAGCACAATGGCCGGTATGCTCATGGGTAGTTACCGAGGCTGACGTATGAGGTGGAGTAAAGAGCAGTTGCAGGAGTACATCACCAAGTTTCATAAGCCGGTCCATGATTGGGATGATGACACGCCAGACGAGGGGAAAGAGTCGGTCCTCCAACGTAAGATCGAGGCATGGTGCCGTGAGTGGGGCCGTCCGTGCTTGTCATTCCGGCAATCCAAGCACGCCAAACACCTGCTCCCTGCTGGCTGGCCGGACCTGGAAATCATCATGCCAAATGGGGAAACCCTCAGAATTGAGCTTAAAGCTGCTCATGGAAGGCTCTCAGACGAACAGAAACGGCTCAGGCTGCAATTTATGGCCTTGGGGCATACCATCCATACCGTCAAGTCATATAAACGCTTCCTGGAGCTTGTGGGAGGGCAAGGCTAATGGTACACCACTGTTCCTCAAACCCCAAAATGAAGTGTTATTTCGATTGTCCACTAAGAGACCATGAGTTCTCAGACCTCCTGGACGTGTGGGTACTGACTGACCGGGAGCCACCCAGCCTGAATTGGGAGCGCGGGGGAATCATCGACAACCGGGCCGCAGAGCGTAGAGTGTTGAAGAAGTGCGAGGTTGCCCGGCTGTTCGACCACCCCGAGCGCTTGCAATGGTTCATTGCCAATGGTCACATGACACGCTGGTTGTGCTCAGACCTCCGGAGAGGGTACTTTTTATGGCGCGAGACACGAAAAGGGATCTCACTCAGGCGAGCAAGATCCCTTTGGAGAAAGGTGGGGGGTTAGGTGGCCTTGGCGTAGCGTGCCTTGAAGTCCGCAATCTGCTTTTCCCTGTATTCCTTGTAGGCTGCTTCTGTTACAAACCGAGTCCCACCATGCCCTTTGTACTCTTCAGAAAACATTACAGGTGGAATGCAATAAGGATTTGTTCTTTCTGATCCAGGGTCAGGGGTGATTTCGTATTGATCACCAAAACGAGCATTCCGGATAATGGCTGTTATTGTCCCAAAGTGTTCAACATTTGCCATGTCTCCACCATTAAAAACCCTTGTGCCAACTTCAAGTAGTTCCTTCATTGTTATTCCCTCCCTTCAGCTTTGGCAATAACCTCTGCCATTTTGGTTGCTAATCCTGTTTCCCCTGTTCCAAGCTCGGCTTCCCTTAGCAAATCTAAGGCCCGTTTTGCTACGTACAGGAGTTCCGGCGCTGTTGCGATAAGCCTGGCGTTCGCTTCTGGCCTATCGTTATCTTTAACGTCTGCCACTGGCACGCCATCCCGGCCATCAATCCAATACTTGATAGGAGTGTAATCGTCTGATTCTTTAGGCGGTTGTCGGTATTTCCACGGTCCTTGTGTGTAAGCTAACATTTCTCATCCCTCCCTTTTCCTATCGGCCTCCCCTGGGGCCGGTTAATGTTTTGAAATCTCTCAAGCTCATCGTCTTCAATCAGGTAATCTCTCCCGATTTTACGGGCCTGCAACCTGCCACTGTAGACAAATTGCAGTACCCGGTTGCGGTGCAGCCCCAGCGCGGCGGCGGCTTGGTTGACGGTGATCATTTAGTCCTCCAATCATCTAGTCCCAATCGGGATGTAGGTCGGGGCCGACCGTTACAGCGATTTGCGTATTTTTGAGTGTTCTCATTTTGAGTACCCTGTGTACACCGTGAGCGTGTACGCTGATGTTGCTTGTGGTGCCTCTCCATCCGTGATACCGCGTTATATTTGGGGCGAGATTGCCAGCAATAGGCCCGTCGTGTAGCCAATAGGACGGGCTATTTTCGCCGTACCGCAGATTATTTGGGGAGACGTCCTTACTGGACACTAGCGTGAGTTCAGCCCCAATTTTTATTTTAGTGGGCAAATAGTCCCATTTGTCGTCGGTTAATTGTTTATCGTTTTCGTAGTCAACCTCTCCAACCGCTATCCGAGTAAATCGTTCTAGAGTATCGCCGTTAATTCTATGGTTCTCATCGTACCTAATCGTTTTCGTTTTCATTTTCATTTCCTCCCTTTCGTTTGATTTAGTTGCTCTCACATACCGGGGCAAGCGGTTCGGTCCACCATGCCCGCCGCACAATCCGTGTAGGCTTGATTTATCGACTTAAGGACTTATTTGGTGGGCCGCCCTCTTTCTGCTTGCCCTCGTATCTGAGAGTAACCTCAGATTGCGCCCTCCCCCTTGTGAGCCCGTCTCAGTGGTATCATGGACCATCCTGCCCGTCCCCGCTCACTGTCCCCTCAGCGCCCCTATTCAGTTTTCAAAGACCTTGTTGCTGCGTTCTTACTCTTATATATAAGCAATCACTGTGCCACAAACCATGATTTAAAAAACATAGCAATATCAACGTATAAGCAAATTGCAACCGGCGGTCTCTAACCATTTTTGATACTTTTTATACAGCAATTTTCAGGAAAATGGGTGTTACTCAATAGTTTCAATCAGTTATATCGTGGTACAAATTATACAAACATGGGCAAAAAGTACCACAAATACCACAAAAGCCACCATCCAACCCGGCGAGGTCACAGATACCATCAAAAAAAATATACAGACCCATGAGTTTTTGCTTGTAAAACCCCTAAATTATGCTAGGATTAGCCAGCTAGACAACTATGTCCTAATCAAGCTAGGTGGCATCATCCACCTGGCTTTTTTATTGCCCTATGCAAGCCAAGAACGCCAAGCATATCAAGGACAAAGCCGAGGCATACTACTACCGCCTCAGCATGGATAACCAGCTAACAGTCCGGGGTAACAGACCCCCAAATTTACCCCGTTTTCGCAAAGTCTCATTTTTACCAGTTGTTGACCAACTAAGCCCTGCGCTTATCCCGGCGCTTCGTGCAGATCCGAGCAGGTCACGCAGACCAAAATAGCCTAACACGACCGGCAACCGCACACAGTGTTTTAAGACCTGGGAACTCATAACTACCAGGCCGGGGCAAATCATCCCCCGAAGTGGAACTAGCAAAGACCGGCTAGCTCCGGCTGACAATAGGGCAAGGCCATTACAACAACTACCATAGCTCAACATAACTCAGACTTTTAAGGGGATTTAAAAAACGTACCCAACATGTATCAAACACGCTACACAATGTGAAATTAGTTTCCATGTGTCGCTTACTTACCTTGCAAAATGCAATGTCATTGAATTGCATCCCTGCATTGCATAATTGCAAGGAATTACATCAACGCCTCATAGGTGGATGGTGTATATAAAACTTATACACCTCTTATCCTGTGCATTTAGGGGTATGGTGGGGCATTATTAGCTCGATTGACCTAAACACCTCCATAATTCTATGATAACTCGGGTATGCTCAATAATGCGAGGTCAAGGCATAGCAGAGTCAATAATGCTAAGCGTGTTACACCCTGTTTTATGGGGTAGTTTAGTCAAGTAGTAATATCAGATAGTTACAGACATCCTAGGTTCTGATAATAGATAGAGTGTAAACTAACCCTTATCCCTATGTGCCTGTTATCCATAGGGATGATCATGTATGGCAAGGGAGTGAGTTAAAGTGGGTGTGAGTGAGTAGCAGTGTGGCTGGCAGATAAGGACCTGGCAGAAAACATACCCCCGGGTCTTGGGGGGCCACCCTATGGGTTTTATAGTTATATCCCCTCTAGGGACTCCCCCCCCCCTGAAATTCAC